GGTAATGGAGCGTGCATGTTGCAAAAAAATCTACAAAAAAGACCATGAGATAACAGGCTCGGCTTCTGTTATATCTATTCTTTTGATTAAACTACGCAATATGACCTGCTTCTCTTCTAGGCTTGCGGCAGGCCAAATGGTCTTAAGGTTTGACAGTAAACGGAGGGCCTCCTCAACGTTTGGATTAACCTCGTGATCGATTTCAGTTTCATTCGGTATGCTACTTTTGAGTTTTTTCTTTTCATCATACAGAGCGCTTATCCGAAGACCGATCTCTTCAGCAGGGATCATATCAAACTGGTAAAGATCCATCATTTTTTTAATTTGTTTGTCAAGATCATCAATTTTCTTGAGAACGACCACGCGATCTAGTGTGTTGTGTGGTTTTTTCTTTTTCAATAACTTTTCAAATTGGCGTTTGTCAAATGACAACTCGAACAATTTGTCCTCAACATAGGACTCAAGAACGTCGGAGCGATAACTGGTGTTTAAACAATTTTTATCTTTAATCATATGCGGTACACTTTTTGAACGGGAATAGCAGCGATAATAGCGGTGGCCTTTAGTTGTTCGACCACTGTATCGAGCTCCACACACTGAACAAAAAATAAGCCCTTGCAATAAGTAGGCACTTTTATAATATTTACGATTTTCCTCACCGCGCCTATCCATTTCTTTCTGTGTTTTATCCCACACATCTTGCGAGATTATCGGCTCGTGTTGACCTGGGTAAGTAACGCCTTTATGCGATATGTATCCGGCATAAAGGATTGTGCGCAAGCCATTAGAAACCGCGCGGTCATACCTCCAAGTATCCCCGTATTTTGTTTTATAGCCAGCCGATAGAAATTTTTTTGATATTGAGGAAGCACCCATGCCACTCAAATAAAGATCAAACATCTGTTTTATTTGCATGGCCTCGTAGTTGTTTATAATCAATTTACCATCAACATAGTCATAGCCGATCGGAGAAGTTGAGCCGCCGTGATACAAACCGGATTTAGCTCGCTCTGATTTCCCTAGCACGGTACGCTCCCTGATTGTTTCGCGTTCCAGCTGTGCAAAAACGGACAAAATGCCGACCATTGCGCGACCAAAAGGCGTTGTGGTATCAAACGACTCATTCATCGAAATGAAGTTTACGTCATGCTTAAGAAAGACATCCTCGATTAAAAAGAGGGTGTCTTTTTGTGATCTTGATAATCGATCCAGTTTATAAACCAAAACGATGTTTATGCAGCCATCTTTCACATCATCGATCAGCTTTTGCATCCCAGGTCTGTCGAGGTTTGCTCCCGAAAAACCACCATCGATATAAATGTCATGAATTACAAAATCACGCGCTTTGCAATAGGAAATAAGCCGGTCTTTTTGAGCTGGTATTGAATACCCCTCATTTGCCTGCTCAGCAGTAGAAACACGTATGTAGATTCCAACTTTAATCATGGTCTGAATTCAACTTTTACAACAATCCCAATGATTTCAGCATTATAATCTTTTACAATCGTCGGCTCATAAGCAGGGTTGTCAGGATACAGGATATAGGTTCCATCGACATGCTTCACGCGTTTTAAAGTGGCGTCTTCTGCGTTTATGCGGACAACAGCAATCTCGCCATTGGTGACAAATGACTGTCTTTTGACCAGAACCAGATCCCCGTCCCAAATCCGGGACCCGGTCATTGAGTCACCTTTTACGCGCAGATAAAAATAGTCGCCATCCTTGACCTGATCTTCGGGTACGTTGATCCAGCTTTCAACATTTTCGATTGCTTCAACCGCATGACCAGCAGGGATCGATCCGATAAGTGGTATTTTGACCATCCGAATCGGATTGAAAAATTCTGAAAATACAACACCCTCCTGATTTTGATCGAATTTTGAAGGGTCCACGTAACCAGACGCGATCATGAGTTGTTCATACGAGACGTCGTTGTGTGCGACTTTTGAGAGTTTTTCAAGCACATCTGGTGTCGCGCGTTGCCCGTTGAAAATACGCGACAGATTGCCGTTTGAAACTCCGGCCTCTCTTGCGAACGTGTTAAGCGAGCGATGCCCTTTCGCCATCATTAACAATTCGTTGATAGTTTTTGTGTGTACCATTCTTATAAACACCTCCTTGAAAAATTATACATCTAATCGTTTCTAAAAAGCAATGGTGGAATTAAAGAAAAGGGTGTTGCTTTAAAGAATCATTAGTGCTAAAATGAAATTACCGATTCTTTAAAGAATCGATTACAAGGGAGGGAAACGAGGTGAACATCAACAAAGAAGCACTTCGAGAGTTGATCGATCAGCGTTACGACGGACACCATCGGCGTCTTGCTCGGGATATCGGTATTGGATATCTGCAAACATGGCGGCTGCTGAACGACAAAGTCAAGCCGGGCGGGAAATTCCTTAGATTGTTCATGGCCTATTGCGACCAGAACGATCTGGATTTCCAAAAATTCTTCACAAAGTAGGGGTGGGTGACGTGATGGTCCCATACAACGATTCAACAGCCGGGGTTTACGACTTGATGGTACGCATTGCAAAAAGAATACTCGAGGAGGATGGAGAATGGACAAGCAACTCGGATTCACAAGCGTCTTAGAGGAGCACGAACATTGCAATCGATGTGGGCGCAGGCTAAAAAACATTGAAGCGAGGCAGATCGGGTACGGCAAAACATGCTACAAGAAAATGATGGCCGCAGCTGTGATGGTGGAACAAATGAGGGGCGATCAAAATGAAAGTCAAAGTAATGATTGAAACAGGGTGTGACGGAGAGTTTGATGATCTAATAAACAGCCTGCCGACGCACTCGGAAAAAAGCGTTTTTAATGGCATGGTCAGCCTTTGGCCAGACGAAACAAAAACAATCCACGAAGACATCAGCACCATCGAACATGCTGTAAGCAGGATTGAAGAACTTTATACCAGATATGAGCCGGAAGAGATCCACACAATCATGAAGGGGGAAATAAAATGTTTCAACGTGCAATCGAAAAGCAGCTAGGGCAGCCGTTAACTAGAACAGATTTAGAATTTGCACTTAACATGGCCACGATGGACATCAAAGAGAATAATGTTGCATTCAACAAAAAAACCTCAATGAACGACGCAGTAGGCATAGCAGTGAAATGTTTAGAATTGATACGAAGATGCGCATAAAAAAAGACGGCCTCTACGAGCCGTCAAACGAAATACCTCACCCCAATTATATAGAGAAATGAGCGGAGGCACAACATGGAAATAGAAAAATACAAAAAAGAAGGTGCGAATCTTCTGATGCCGACGACCAATATAACACAGGTCAGTCCATGGCACCAGATGAGCGTAACAGAAGTTAAGGTCGACCCGAATCCGGACAACGGCGAAGTTTTCCCGGTTGAAAGCAAATCAATTATAACTGATCGAGGGACAGAGTACGTCAAACAATTCTGCCTGTCGAAAGTCGCTCTCATGAAGATCGCGCAGGCAGCCGGAATTGTCTGGAACCACACCGAATGCAGACCGATCACGGTAAGCAAAGACTATGTGCTTTACTCGGCAGTTGGAGCCATAAGGTTGCCAGCGGGGAATTGGCAGATCATACCGGCGAAGAAGGAAATTGACCTGACAGTCATCTACGACGAGATACTGGACCGGAACCTCAAAACGGCACTCAAGAACAACAAAAGCGAAAAAGATAAATACAAACTTGAAGGCATGTCCCCGATGGAATGGGCAGAAATGAAGACCAGAAGCGCGATGATTCAGTGGCGCAAACACAAGCTGGCCAGAGCGGAAACCGGAGCTATGGAACGCGTCATTCGAGCAGCACTTAGCATGAAACAAGCCTACACCCTTGAGGAGTTGAGCAAACCATTTGTTGTACCGCGCATCGACTTCTCGCCAGACTACAGCGATCCGAATGTCCAGAGGTTACTGCTGCAAAACGGGATGCAAGCCATGAACAACTTGTTCGGAGCTAATACACTGACAGCACTGCCTGACATGAACAGCCCGGTAAATATGATCACCATGGCACAAGACGAGCCAGAGACCTTTGATACAGAGTTTGAAGTCGCGGACGAACCAGACTCGGCACCACTTCAGGAGCCAGAACCTGAACCGGAGAGAAAACCAATCGAAATGAAGACCGCACATTGTGCAGCATGCGGTGTTGAATTGACAGAAAAGGTGGCAATGTACAGCGCAAAGAAATACAGAAAGCCGCTTTGCATGACATGCCAGAAGGAGGCAGACAAAAAATGAAGATTCTACACACGGCAGATTTACACCTGGGAGAATACAATGGGCCGGTGATCAACGGTCATAACGCGAGGATGCAAGACATCCTCGCCTGCATGGACGTGGTGGCAGCGGCGGCGGAGAGAGAACAAGTGGACCTTGTGATCATTGCCGGCGACCTCACCAACAAATCGCGGCTTTGGGGAGATCAAACATTAAAAGAGACACAGCATATCGGCAACTGGCTATTGCGGCTTTCAAGAGTCGCGCCGGTTGTCGCGCTTTTTGGCACGGCAAACCACGACAGCGCAGAGGCACACCGAACCCTTGAAAAGTGGCTGGAAGGCCATCCGGTCAAAATGGCTTACCAACCCGGACTGATCACCATCAACACAAAAGCAGGCCCGGTACAGATCGGAGTGTTGCCCGGGTATGACAAAGGGAGGCTTCTGGCCAACAACCCGGGATTAGACAAGACGGAATCAAACGCGCTTGCCTCCGACGCGCTGGCGGACATTATACGGAGTTTCACGGTACAGCTTGAACCGGACAAGCCCTCGATTCTGGTCAGCCATTACACGGTCGTTGGCGCGGAGTACGACAACGGCAACTCAGTGTTCCTTGAGAGTGAAGTCGTATTGAGGCCACAGGACATCGACCAGAGCAGATTCACCATGGTGACCCTTGGACACATCCACAAGCCACAGCGCGTACCTTACTGCAACATCCCGACATTTTACAGCGGAGCGATAAACAACCTGAACTTTAATGACGAAGGCAGCGACAAAGGATTCTACATTCACAAAATTAACGGTACCCAATACGCCGACAGTACCTACCACCGAACGCCGGCCCGAGAGTTTTTAACACTCAGACCATCCGCCGGCGATATCAACGCCTACCTGAGCGGTTCAGGGAGCCCTTGGACGTGGAGACCTTTGGAAGAGTACCGGGACAAGATCATCCGGGTAAGGTATACAGCCACGGCGGAAGACCACAAAAGATTAGACAAATCACAACTTGAAAAAGACCTGATGAACCTCGGTGCTTTTTGGATTTCCGAAATCACTCCGGATAGAATTGTCGAGGAACTCACGCGAACCGACATGACAGAGACCATGACGCCGGAACAAACGCTTAGAACATGGTTCGAAACCAAGGAAGCAAATAACATCGAAGCGCTGATGGCGATCGCCAGACCGATGCTGGCAGAAGTCGCCGCCACAAAGCCAACAGGCAGACACATGGGATTGTTCGAACCTATCGAAATCGATGTGAAGAACTACCGCAGTTACAGGGAAGAAACATTCGATTTTACACAGATTCGATTTGCTACAGTCAACGGCCCGAACGGGGTAGGAAAAAGCGCGCTTTTCATGGATGCCATGTACGACGCACTCTACGAGGACCCGAGAGAGGGTGAACTCACCGGCTGGATTAACTCGGCAGACGACGTCAGGAGCGGTACGATCACCTTCACCTTTCGCCTAGGCGAATCAACATGGCGGGTCCAGCGCAGCCGAACAAAAGGTGGAAAGGTTACCCTTAATCTAGCAGAGCACAATGGCGGAGTGTGGGAAGACAGGTCAGCCGACAAAGTAGCAGACACACAGCAGCGTATCACCGACCTGATCGGCATGGACAAGACGACATTCAAATCCTGCGCCTTGATCATGCAGGACGCCTACGCGGTCTTCTTGGAAGCCGATAAAACAGAGCGCATGAGTGTCCTGGGGAGCATCATTGACCTTGGAATTTACGACGATCTCTGCGACAGGGCAAAAGCCATAGCGACGAACATTAACAGAGACATAAACGCCATCAAAGAACGACTTAAGATGCTAATGGAACAGGCAGACAAAGAACTTGAACTCAACCACAAATTGTTCGAAATCGAAAGTGAAATTCACAAACTTAAAGAACAACTCCTGCAGGCTGAAACGGATTTGACAACCATCAATACGACAATCCGGTATTACAACGAAAAGCAGGAACAATACGATACCACAATGGCAAGTTTTAACCGGCTCCACCAAAACCATACGGCAAAAATCACACAACTCAAAACTGCGCAGCTGCAGTACGCGGATGCCATGGGGCTGATCGCCCGGGAAGATGAGATACTGGAAAAGGCCAAAGAACATGAGCATCTTAAAGAAATGATATCGAGAATCCAAGCAAAGCAGCCTGAACTCCACGAAGCCAAACGCCACGAAAAGACAGCACGAGATACAATCGCCGCAAACGAGGGACAGCTTGTCAAACTAAATTACGATGTACAAAGGATGACCATCCCGGAAGACGAAAAACAGCGGCTGCTATCTGCAAGCGCCGAATACGAAAAGGTCAGAGCGGACCTCAAAGCCGTTGACGACACAAAGGCGAAGTACGAGGAGATTAATCAGAAGATACAAACCCTGAAAAGCACTTATTTATTAGACATCGCGAAGATTGAATCAGAGATCAAGTACCTCGACAACAAAATCTCCGAGTACGAAAAGCGGATCGCGATGACATCTGACGCCAACTGCATTGATATTGGACGGGCCGGCTGCAAATTTCTGAGCGACGCCAAAAACGCGGAGACGGAAATGCAGTACGCCACCATGGCCAGAGAGAATACGCACAAAGTACTGGAAAAAACCAAACAGGAATACCAGATCAAGCTGAATGAATACGAAAGTCTGCTCCCGAGTTACGACGCAGACGAACACAGGGCGATCAAAAGACGAGAAAAAGAACTTCAGGAGTTAGTACAAAGGTCGGCGACGATAGACGCAGCAGAGGCCGCCGTAGAGCGAATGAGGACCATGATCGACGCGCTGATCATCCAAAACAAAGAATACAAGACAGTGGAACTCGAATGGAAAACCAAAATCACAGCCATCGAAACTGAGATCGCGCCACTTTGGACGCATCTCACCAGAATGGAACAGATCAAAAACGCACTTGAGGATGCAGCACTCCTCCCGGTGGCTAAAGAGCGAGCAAAAACGACAAACGAGCGCATAGAGGAGCTCGAAACTGAAACCCGATCGATGGAAGAAGAAAAAAATAACGCGCAGGCACAACTGTTGCGCCTGAGAAGCGAGATCGACGCAGGAGCCGACCTTCGGGTCGCGGTAGATCAAAAAAGCGCCCAGATCGAAAATCTGAGGCGCACAGAACGAAATTTGACCGCGAGTAAAGGCGCGGTTGAACACCAACTCGCTGAGATTGGAAAAATCAAACAAAGAATCAACGACGAAAAGGCCGATCTAGACAACGAAGCCCAGAGATACACAAACTATCAATCGCTCGCAGAGGCCTTCGGACGAGACGGTATACCATTCCTGATCACCCGAGCGATTGTACCGGAAATCGAAGCGAGTGCGAACGCGATTCTATCCCAGATGACCGGAGGCCGCATGGCCATCGAAATGCGCACAGAACGGCAGCTCAAAAGCAAGAAGGAAGTCAACACTCTTGAGGTTTGGATCACCTCACACGGGCGCGGGGCCATGCCGTACCTCTCACACAGCGGAGGACAAAAGGTAAAGGTAGCCTTATCGGTAGCCTTCGCCCTGGCCCAACTTAAAGCCAAACGCGCCGGGTTACAACTTGGCATGCTTTTCATAGACGAGCCGCCTTTCCTAGACGATGACGGCACACAGGCCTACGCAGATGCACTCGAAACCATGGCAACGATCTACCCGCAAATGAGAATACTCGCTATCAGCCACGATCCTACCATGAAAGCCCGTTTCTTGGAGACGATCGAAATCACATCAACAGAGCAGGGCAGCAAGATCAGCAGAACGGGCCTCAATTGAGCCCCGTTCTTTTTTTAGAATTGTTTCTTTGAAGGATTGATAATCGCAGAAAATACGGTAGTATGATCCTGTGAGAAGCAGCAAAGGAGGCAGCCATGTGAGTGACAATAATAAATATTACTATCTGAAGCTCAAGGAGGGATTTTTTGACACAGAAGAAATCAAAATCATCGAAAGTGCAGAAAATGGATATTTATACTCAAATATTCTGCTGAAAATGTACTTATTCAGCCTGAAAAATGAAGGCCGCCTCATTTTCAGAGAAAATATCCCGTATAACTCGAGAATGCTATCAACGCTAACCGGCCACAACATTGACGTTATTGAAAAATCGATCAAGGTATTTAAAGAATTTGGATTAATAGAAATCCTTTCAAGCGGTGAGATTTACATGCTGGATATCCAACAGTACATCGGCCATACAAGCAGCGAGGCAGAACGGAAGCGCCTGTACAGGGATAAAATTAAAGAAAGAAAACAGATAGATGATGGGACAATGTCCCACGAATGTCCCTCAAATCGTCCACCAGAGATAGAGATAGAGATAGAGAAAGAGATAAAGAATAAGGATAATGTGCCCGGCGAGGAACCGGGCACCCGCACCGCCATAGACTATAAACGCATTTTTGACCTCTACAATACCATTTGCACCAGCCTGCCAAAGGCACAGATACTGAGCGAAAAGCGACGCCAAGCCATAAGAGCCAGGTACAATGAGTACCAGAGCATCGAAGCATTTGAACAGCTATTTGAGGCCGCACAAAAAAGCAGCTTCTTGAAAGGCACAAACGACCGCAACTGGATGGCGGATTTTGATTGGTTACTCAGCGCAAAATTCATGGCGCGCGTCCTAGAAGGCAAATACGATGACAAAGGGGGCAAAAAGCATGGAGGCAGTCAAAGCGATTATGACCACCTCACCATTGATCCAAACGATCTCATCTTCAAAGACTGACAAACTCAGCATAAGATGTGAGTGTTGCGGAGAACCAGCGTATGCAGAGATTGAAGTGCCACCTGAAGCCAGATCGTTATTTGGGACAACCATGGTGGTACCGCGATTATGTACTTGCAAGCGCCTTAAGTTTGAAACCGATGAAAAGCGCATGCAGGAGGAAGCAGAACGCCGTAAACTTGAGCGACTACTCGGAACATCGCTGATGGACCGAAAGTGCGAAGACTGGACATTTGAAAACTGGGACGAAAAAAGAAAAGACACTCAGGGATACAGGATCGCGAAACGATACGCTGACAACTGGGATCAAGTGAAGACGGATAACCATGGGATTCTTTTATACGGCCCGCCTGGGACAGGTAAAACTTTCATAGCAGCGAGCATTGCAAATCACCTGATCAGACAACGCGGAGTGCCGGTGGCATTTGTAAGCTCAATCGACATCATAAACAAGATTTACAGCGGATATGGGCGCGATGATGATGGAACAGCCTTTTTGAATTCGCTCAATCGGGCAGCGCTACTGATCATCGACGATCTAGGGGCAGAAAGCAAAGGTAAAAGTGGCAAAGATCGAGAGATCATATACCAGATAGTTGACAACCGGCTGAGAAGTAAAAGGCCGATGATAGTAACGTCGAATTATACCATGGACGAACTCAGACAACGGCTCGATTACGACGGCGTCAACCGCATAGTGGACAGACTGGCGGAAATCTGCGTACCGATCAAGATCGACGGCCCATCCATCAGACAACAGAAGGCAGCACAAAAACGGACAGAATTCATAAAACTGTTAACGGAGTGATTTCATGAGGAAAAACGCAGGCGAAACGTTCGAAGAGCTTATCCGTTGGCAGAATCAAAGATACAAAGCAGCCGGAGAAGCAATAATCATCAAAGTACCAACGGAATTTAAGCCGATAAGAAATGCAGAAGGCCGGATATACACCTCGAAGGTGGAACACAAATCAACCGTCGACTTCATCGGACGGATCGGCAGATACCCGGTCGCCATTGAAGCAAAGCACACAGAAGCCGACAGGATAAGCCTTATCGAGATAAAAGACCATCAAGCAGAGTTTCTGGATGCATGGAGCAGGTCTGGATTTGCAAGTGTGATCGTGAGCTTCGGAATGAGAGAATTCTATCTTGTACCATGGGATGTGTGGGGGACTGCCAGAAAACTATGGCAGCAAAAAACCGGGAATAAGGCAGCAAAGGTGCAAATCCATTATACAAATAAGCGCAAATCACTTGTCGGAGTCGAGGCTCATGTTCAGACATGGCATTACAACGGCATGGGATCAATCCACAAAAACGATATGGACCCAGCGTGGAAGATCGGGTGCAACGGACAGAACGGACTACCGTATCTCGAGGCAATTCTATGAATCAGTATTATTTCACGCCTTGCAATCCAACCTGTGAACACTATGACAGATCAAAGGCGTGCAATCCACAATGCGAAAGGAAAGTAAGGTACCTCGAAGTAAAAAAAGCCATCGTCGACGAAAGAAAAAGTAAAGAGCTTTATAACGACTTCAAGTCGGAGGCGATTCGATACACCAACGTCATGAGGAAGAATAAACGAAAGGGGATGTGAGCATGAAGCACTTTCAAACAGTTATACTTGCCCTCGTCATTGCCACCATGCCGCCACAGTATCGCCTGTACGAGCCGATCAACGCCACAATCGACGCACCGGTCCAAATACAGAACAAAGAAGCCACAGAGGCGCAAATAAGCGCTGGCGTATTTGAAATCACAGCGTACACAGCCGGACCAGAATCAACCGGGAAAGTGCCCGGCGATCCCAAGTATGGGATAACGGCAAGTGGCAAAACAGTCGAGGAAGGAGTCACCATTGCTGCCGACTGGACTATCCTACCGAAAGGCACAAGGGTATACATTCCGGGAGTAGGTGAGAGGGAAGTGCAAGACAAAGGCGGAGCCATAAAAGGGAATAAAATTGACATTTACATGAGTGACCTCAATGCAGCCATAGAGTGGGGGCGACGAGAATTAGAGGTTTTTATTTTGCCGTAAGTGTTGCAAAAAAGAAGCAAAAAACATAAAATTTAAATTAGGGATAACTCAAAAGAATCGGGGCGGAAGCTTGAAAACATATTACAACGACAGGGAAAGAAAAGCCGTAACAGTGGCGATCATGAGCAACGCCATGATGACCGACATGGTGTCAGTCCACATGAGCAAGGACGAACGCAAATACCTCAAGATGAGCATATCGTTTTTTCAAAAGTTTCTTACAGAAAGCCTAAAGCGAGTAGGTCCTGCAGAAGGCAAAAACATCGTCAAAATCGCCAGCAAATCAGTCATGATGGTGGTTCCGCCAAAAGAGGTGCCAAATGTACCATTTGCGGCTATGGATATTCACATTTTGGCTCCCGGAGTGATTGAAGCATACTGCAGAAACTGCAACAAAGACGCCGTAAAGATCAAAGAATGCGACATCCTCAATCTATTCAAACGAGCAAACGTACCAACCGCAGACCGTCACAAGGAATGCGAATACAAATACTAGGAGGGGCAAACAATGAATTTTGTAGCATTAACAGGGCGACTAGTAAAGGACCCAGAACTTAGGTACATACCATCCGGAAAGGCTGTCTGCAACTTCACACTAGCCGTTGATAAGTCGCTCACCAGAGACAAAAAGGAAGAGCTGCAGCGACAAAGCAAACCAACAGCAGACTTTATCCGGATTGTCATTTGGGGAAAACCAGCAGAAAGTGCAGCGAAATACCTCGCGAAAGGGAGAAAAATCGCTATTGAAGGCAGCATAGCGACGTCAACCTACGAAGACCAAAACGGTCAAAAGCGATACAGTACGGATGTCTTCGCAAACCACATCGAGTACCTCGAAAAATCAGCAAATCAAGCAGCACCGGAGCACGAGCATGATGATTTTATGCCAGCTAGCTTCGGCGATGAGGAGGTACCATTCTAACATGGTGGTTTATTTGGCCGGAAAAATGAGTGGGCTCACCCGAGATGAGATGAAAAAATGGAGAAACGAAGCCAAAGGTAAGATCAAAGGCGCGACCATGGACCCAACAGAAACTAACTTTTCAACGTTTGAGGTGGCGGAGATCGTCGCCTCGAACAAAATGATGATCAATCGCAGCGATATTGTCCTGGCCGAATTTACGCACAAGGAACACAGTATCGGTACCATTGGCGAAGTGGTCTACGCACATACCATAGGGAAGCCAGTGGTCGCATTCGGACGACCCGAAATAATCGCAAACCCATGGATTATGGGGCACATTACAGCCGGGTATGAAAATCTCCATGAAGCGGTGGACTTCGTGAACAAACTATCGACAGGGATTATCAGTGAAGCCCGGCAGAAGTAAAAGCAGGAACAAAAAGTTGACGGATGGCCGCTGTTTGATTTGCGAATGGCACGGTCATTCGGGTCGTTATGAGACAGATCCACACGAAATCTACGAGGGAAAGAACCGGCAGGAGTCCATCTATTACGGTATGGTTATCGACGTGTGCTTTAATCACCATCGCATGATACACGATCAACCGTCACAGGAACTCAACCGGGAGTTAAAACGGTGGGGGCAAAAGCAATTCGAAATACTTCATCCAGACATAGAATTTATTCGAGTGTTTGGTAGAAATTATTTATAGGGGGATGGGCATGAGCAAAGTGATGAGCGCAAGCGAGATAGCAACTGCCGCGGCAAAGGAAGCCATCAAAATGTACAAAGAAGAGCAGAAAAAACAGCAGAAAAAGACGGTGCTGCGCAATACTCGCGTTTTACTGAATCATTACAACGACCTGAAAAACCACTATGAGCACGCAAAATGCCAGACGAGCGACATTATCGACATCAAGATGGAGGACGGGCGGGTCAGTATTACATCGTCCAAAAACGAAGAAATCGTCATTGAGTCGATCAAGCGATCCAGAATGGTGACGCTGATCATGCTCAAGCACATAGATGCGAGCCTTGCGCTGCTCCGCATGAAATCAACAGATCAACCGGAAAAGTATGAAGTCATTAACGATTTATACATACATCCGATCGACACAGACTGGCAAGAGCGCATCTTCAAAGTGTCTGAAAAGCTTCACATCAGCGAGAGCACAGTCCGCAGATGGGAAAAAGACATGATTAACGAACTCGGTGTCTATTTATTCGGAGCCGATGGATTACGTGTTTTCTGAAAGCCCCAAGGGGCTTTTAATTTTAATACAAATGATTCTTTAAAGAATTGACTATCTCGCACAAAATGATAAACTGATGCTACAAAGAAACGAAAGGGGGATCACAATGAACAGACCAGAACTTATAAGAATCAGAGCGTATACGCGAAAAAGAAGTTTGATCAAGATGTTAGGGCTTTTCATCGGCGATGGACCACCTATGCACTACTGGACAGAGACGAACGGCATACATGGAAGAATGGAGGATGAAAATGCATCGATTCAAAGTCAAGCGCGGCGACATAACGAAGGAGAACGTTGATGCGATAGTAAACGCGGCAAACGAAGCATTGCAAGGCGGCAGCGGAGTGGACGGAATGGTGCACGAAGCAGCAGGCCCGAAATTACTCCGGGCGTGCCAGAACATTGGTGGATGCCCAACGGGGACAGCGGTCATAACGCCGGGGTTTAACCTCCATGCAAAGTACATCATTCACACAGCGGGCCCGGTCTGGCGTGGTGGACACCTTAGAGAAGAAGCACTGCTGGCATCGTGCTATAGAAGCAGCCTACAAGTAGCCGTCGACAACGGAATTAAAACTATCGCTTTTAGCTCGATCAGCACAGGTGCATACAGCTACCCACTTAGAGGCGCAGCGAGAGTCGCAATCAAAGCCATCGCAGAATTTCTTGCGACCGACGATCAACTTGAGGCAGTGACCATGGTGTGCTTTGGAAGAGAAACAACTGGCATCTACGAATCTGAGATCGAAAGGTACAAAGAAAAACACACAAGGGAGATCGGGTAATGTACGCAAAGCCGAAAATCGAATTTAGCACAAGAACCAGAGCACTCAACATGGTAGACGAAGAAAGAGAACGGCAGGAGGCCAAATGGGGAGAACAGAACCATAAGCCGCAGTACTGGGTCGGCATTTTAGGCGAAGAATACGGCGAATATTGCCAAGCGGTCAACGAGACGGTGTTTGACAACGGGCCAGATGAAAGAAAAAAGGGAGGGCATAAGAACATGATCACTGAATTGACGCACGTCGCAGCTGTGGCAGTCAACGCCATTGAATGCCTGTTAAGAGAGCATGACAAACAAACGAGGCCGGAATAATGAGGGCCGTCCTAAGATATCCCGGGTCAAAATGGAGAATAGCCGACTGGATTATTAATCACATGCCCGAACATCACACTTACATCGAGCCGTACTTCGGATCAGGCGCGGTATTTTTCAAAAAACCACCATCGAATATTGAGTTAATAAACGATATTGATGGGAACATCGTGAATCTTTATCAACTCATTCGAGACGATCCGGAAAGGCTTGCCAATCTGATATGGTTGACGCCTTATGCAAGAGCTGAGTATGACGCAGCCTTTGATGACGACGAGCGAACAGATCAATTTGAGAAAGCGCGTAGATTTTTGATTAAGTGCTGGATGGGCTACGGTTCGAGAATAAGCAGATACCCAGGTGGATGGAAAAACGATGTGGCAGCACGCGAAAGGGCGTACGCACTGCGGCATTGGAATAACCTCCCGGAATGGTTTGCGGAAGCGTCCGAGAGATTAAAAAACACGCAAATAGACAATCAGCCGGCCATTGACGTAATGAAGCGATTCAAACAAAACGGTGTTTTGATATATGCCGATCCGCCATATTTACTCAACACAAGGTCAGGTCTTCAGTATAAACACGAAATGACAAACGCTGATCACACAGACATGCTCAGTGTTCTGATTCAACACCCCGGACCGGTCATATTGAGCGGATACGACAACGCCATCTACAACGACGTACTAATCGGATGGGAGAAAAAAGCCATTAAATCGAACGCGGAGCACGGACTACACCGGATCGAAACGATCTGGCTAAACGAGCAGGCAAAATCATTCCAGATGAAGATAGATCACATTTTGTAAGCCCAACAGAGGAGGAGCAACTATGAACGTAAAAGTCACACCATACACGCCCGGAGACAACGGAGTAGCATGCATGCCGCTAAGGAAGAACATCCCAGATGCCAGCGAAAAACCAGACTGGAAACTCGTTGTGTGCCCTGTATGCGGCGAAGAGTGCTGGGAAAACGATCTAACGCGACTAGTAATCGCGGACGGGTGTAGCGCGGCGTGTACAGAATGCGCCTTACGAACCGTATTTGCTGAAAGGTAAGAGGTGATCGAGATTGAAAACCATTGACGAATTAAAGAATAGCCCTCGATTGCAAATATCCAGCATTGGAAGCGACGGACTAATAGGATGGATCATACACCCGGTGATCAAGCGAGACCTGGTGGTGGTAGCGTCATGGGGCGGAGGATGGGAGCACGTCAGTGTTTCATTTAGCCATCGCTGCCCGACTTGGGACGAGATGTGCATAGTCAAAGATTTATTTTGGAACGAGGACGAATGCGTTGTCCAGTACCATCCGCCGAAAACGGAATACGTCAACAACCACCCACATTGCTTGCACCTTTGGAAAAAGATCGGGTCTGATTTCGAGACGCCACCAAAGCGATTTGTATAACAATGGCAGCAAAAAAAGGAGCGTGAAAAATGGGTAGGTTAACAGAACCAACGATTGGCTGTTTCAAATACACATTAGCAAAACACGAACCAGTTATAGGTGAATTTGGAACGTATGAAGCATTCTTCGATTACAGCATGGCGGTAAAGCGTTTAGGCGAGTATGAGGATATTGGAACAATTGAGAAGTTAGAAAAGAATTCGAAGATTGTAAAAACCTTAGAAGCAGCCTTCAGTGAAGGCGCCCTCGTAATAATCCCGGAAAAAATTTACGAAGATCGGATACTTGATAGTGAATGCGAAATTGAAAATGTAGAGAATCTGATCAATTGGTTTGATTGGATATCAAATGAAAATGAGAGATAGAAAGGGAAATGCAAATGGGTGATTTCGGGAACTACAAGTACGTGAAAACAAAGAAGGAACATCGATGCGTCTATTGCGGCAGAAAAATACCGGCTGGGTTAGAAGTCAGAAACTACAAAGGACGCTTTGAGGATTTTTGGCAAAACTGGTATACTTGCGGTTTTTGCGAAATGGTCGTAGAGCCTGAATTCAATGAGTATGGCGAAGCAATAAGCGGAGACGAATTCAATGAATGGCTAAACAATTTTGGGTTGATTGATGTTTGTCCGAACGGACACGCAGCGCAATACCGACACAGACACGAGTGGGATTGGATAGATGATACGACCATCGAAGTAGAGTGCTACAAATGCGAGACAAAATGGACGATCGGAATACCGTTTGAAATTATTGAAAAACAGACACTGATAGAAAGTTTCGAGAGGGAGGCGCGATCATGGATAAGATAAACGAGTGCGACCATGAGTTTGTTTATATGGAGAGCATCAAGACAGAAAAGCCAGTCAGTTACAGTTACTGTATTGAACTCAAGAAGGTGGACAGGTTCTTCTGCAAAAAATGCCTACAGCAAAGAGATATTGTCCATCAAAAGGACTTTAACAGAGGCAATGAATACCCAGACTGGTGGTAGAAAGGGAGTGTGAAGTATTTGATGTATCTTAAATGCCTTAGATGTAAAGCAACATACAAAATTCCAAATTGGATTATGGATAAAATAACCTATCGCGAATACAGCTATTGCAATGATTGTTTCCGGTTGAAATGCTCAAAAAACAAATCACTTAAAGCTCGTTTATTCACAAGGCGAATGGGTGAAAGTCCATTCAATAAGTCATAATTGCCCACTGAGTAGAAAGGGAGTGTGAGGTAAATGAAAGAATGCGCTGAATGCGAATGGTGTCAATGTTTGGAAGATAGCGAAGGCAGAACAATTTATTTTTGTATGGATGCTGATAGTGGCGCTTACCTTTGTGAAACTGGATTATGCGGAAATTGCGGTCTGATGGATGAGGAGTGAGAAAGTGAAGATAAAAAAACTCAATTTAGTCTTTCGCAAGAACATCGGGAACGGAATTTTTCACAATTCAAGACAAGATGTATACACTCTGGCCGACGCACTAGAAAAAGCGACGAAAAAGATCGATGAGCTCGTTGATGCGGTAAATAGACTGAAAGAGTACACAACTCCGGAAAGCGAGGCAAGTCATGAGGCTACGAAAAGATGACCCGGTGTATTGGCGCAACGAACAAAGCAAATTGATCGCAAAAGCTGAAGAGAACGGGATAGAAGTATACCTGGCATTCGATCTTAATCAAAAGCCGCGCATCACTTTTCACGATATACAGACTGGCGAAGCTGCAGGAGCCGTGATTCAGAAAAAGAACCAACGAAAGTGAGTGATAACGGATGATTTTTAATATTCCGAGACATGAGAATTGTTCAAACTGCGGTAAATGCTGCGGACCAGTCCCGGTCACAACGGAAGAGATCGAATTGATCAGAAGATACCTTGGCGATCATCCGGAAGCGAGAAAATCGACGAAAAGTAAAAGGGACCATCAGAGCTGTGTGTTCAGGGATGAAGATGAGAAGAAGTGCACCATTTATCCGGTTCGCCCCATGATCTGCAGATTAATGGGCGTCACCAAAGGCATGACATGCGCCAACGGAAACACGCACGAGATCGACGGAAGGCCATTCGTAAAGAAGAAACCAGCCGGCATCTGGATGGTGAACAGCATTGAGTGGTGAGATTATGAGAAACACGGACGTGCCAGCCAACTGCTCGGGTTGTCATTATTTCGGCCAGCTATACTCGAAACAAGGCGAAAAATTCATAGCCGAGTACATTGGACGATGTCTTGCAAAGCACGGAGGACGTATCATATCAAACTCAAAGAAACCATGCGAGCAATTCCAGAGAAAATAAAATTAAGCAAGTCACCTTTTTAGGTTCCCATTTCTCAGCCGAAATGGTGTATAATTTCATTCAAGATACAAAATAAAAAGGTGGATATCGAAATGAGCGACTGGATGAAATTATTGCCAGAGAGCATACTGGAAAAATACGAAGTGCATAACATCAACCATGCCGCAGAAATATTGACACAAGCATACCCGAATGATTTTGCAGAAATCGTAGCTGCACTTGAAACATTCTGGATCAACGAAGAAGACCTCGTGGCAGGTGGTGGAAGCGAATCGGCGATACCTAAAAAATTCGGGACATTCCTACACCCAAAAGGATGGGACGAAGTAAAAATAACCGGCGATCTCCTCGTTAAGCAGCACAGGCGACATACACAGCAACTGAAAGAACATACCATCGAAAATTTTATTGACGGGCACAATATTGATTTTGTTAAAGGGAAAGTGGCATTCGACCTCGAATGGAACAGTAAGGACCAGACATTTGATCGCGACCTTTATGCCTTTAGGACGTTTCACGAGTGCGGAATCATAGCATGCGGCGTCATCGTAACACGTAGCGAATCGCTCAATCAGATTTTCAATCAACTTGGCATTAAAGCAAAGTACGGAGCCAGCACGACATGGATGGGAAAACTGCTACCAAGAATCAAAGCCGGCAGGCATGGTGCATGCCCGTTGCTTATCATTGGAATAACACAGAAGGCGATGGCAAGATAAATAGGAGGCAACAAATGAATGCAAAAAAGAACAACAATAACTACCACAATGAAAACGGCCTAATTGAATTTTGCGATGGGGCCAAATTCAAAACAATATTAGCGGACCCGCCGTGGCAGTTTCAGAACAGAACAGGTAAAGTATCACCAGAACACAAAAGGCTGAACAGATACCCGACCATGGCGCTTGATGATATAAAAAATATGCCAGTGGATCAGGTGGCTGATGAAACAGCACATTTATATCTTTGGGTGCCAAACGCCCTGCTCCCTCAAGGATTAGAGGTTATGGCAGCATGGGGATTTAATTACAAAGGCAATATCATCTGGGAGAAAGTCAGAAAAGATGGTCAACCCGATGGGCGTGGGGTAGGCTTTTATTTCAGGAATGTTACAGAAATGCTTCTCTTCGGTGTTAAAGGGAACAACGCCAGAACACTAGCACCGGCACGCAGTCAGGTAAATATTTTGAGAACACAGAAACGAGAGCATTCAAGAAAACCAGACGAAATCTTTGAAATAATCGAGAATTGCAGCAATGGTCCATTCTTAGAACTGTTTGCAAGAGGGACACGCCCTGGGTGGGTCCTTTGGGGCAATCAGGCAGACAGCGAATATGAACCAGACTGGGCGACTTACAAGAATGCATCAAGTACAGAAGCACTATGAAATAAAAGCAGGCTAATCAGCCTGCTATTTTTATAAAAAAGAGTAGGAGGGGAAACTGATGAACGAAGTACTAAGGGCAGTTTGGGAATATATTTATTACAACTGGGAAACAATCGTCGTCATGGGTATAGCCTACATGTATGGTAAGCACGAAGGGAGAACCGCGGGACAAAAGGAAGCAGGCGAAGAGATCAAGCGGCTGCAGGGCCTCGTTGAAACCATGGCCACGGCAAAAAGCAAGTGGTCATTTAATCCGGAAGAAGAAATGCAGGCAATCCGCAAAGGATAATACATTCACACACTTTGATTTAGTGAAAGAAATTTGAAAAAAAGTCGAAATTTACATGAAAATATTACCATGTTAATATGTTATTGTGGACCATCACGTAAATGCCCCTAACGCCCATCACCACCGAAGACCGAAGTCGCCCAACTTCGGTCTTTATTTTTGACAGGAGGGAAAGGAATGTCAAAGAAAAAAGGCGGGGCGGGATTCAATCCAAAACTACCGACAACTGAAGCAGTAGCCAGAGCACACACCGGGGCAATCCCGGTATTTTGCTCTCATGACGAGATTGTCGAAATTGGCAAGATGATCCCGAACCCACAAAACCCGAATCAACACCCGGACGATCAGATCAAACTGCTCGCCCAAATCATCAAAGGACAAGGATGGAGAGCGCCGATCACCGTCTCGAACCGGTCAGGATTCATCGTCAAAGGCCATGGCCGACTCGCAGCCGCGCGATTCCTTGGACTCGAAACCGTCCCGGTGGATTTCCAAAACTACGCGACAGAGGCAGAAGAATTCGCTGATATGATCGCGGACAACCGACTGAGCGAACTTTCAGAGATCAACAATGCGCAGCTTATGGATTTGATCGCAGAAATGGATTCTGGCGAATTGCCGCTGATTTATACCGGTTATACAGAAGACGATCTGGAATCCATTCTCGCAGCCCTCGCAGGAGCGGACGACGCGGAGAACAGCGGAGAAGACGATGTACCGGAAATACCGATTATCCCCATGAGTCAGCCCGGCGACCTCTGGTATTGCGGCCCACACAAAGTCCTGTGCGGCAGCGCCACAGATAAAATAGACGTCGATCGCATCATGGACGGAGAAAAAGCACGATGCGTACATACAGACCCGCCATACGGGGTAAGCTACGAAACCCAGAGCGGGAAATTCGAAATGCTAAAAAATGACAATTTAACAGGTGACGATTTAGTAAATACGCTGCTCCTTCCGGCATTTCGGCATTACGTCGAACATACCGTCGAGGATGCAGCGTTTTATATTTGGCACGCCAGCGCAACACGAGACGATTTCAAATACGCCATGACAAAAGCGGGCATTGACGAAACACAATACCTCATCTGGGTGAAGAACGGCATATCGCTCGGCAGGAGCGACTACCAATGGGCGCACGAACCGTGCTTTTACGGCGGTAAGAATGGTATAAGCCCGGCATTCTTCGGAGACAGAGCGCAGCATACCGTCCTCAGAGCAACACTCAAAAGCAGAAACGGCATGGAAACCTCGCTCGGGAGTGGCCTCGTCCTCACAGACGGCGCAGGTAACAAAGTGTTCATGGCTGATAAACCGCCAAAGAATAAAAAGGTCCGATATATTCGGATGGACGAAGGACAGGACATAACCATCGCCACAGAGAACAAACATTCTACCATCTGGGAGATCAGTCGAGAGACAGGAACAGAGCATCCGACACAGAAACCCGTCGAGCTCACCCGACGCGCCATAGAAAATAGCACAGAACCGGGCGACCTCGTCCTCGATTTCTTCGGCGGGTCCGGATCAACCCTCATCGGGGCAGAACTGACCAGCAGAAGATGCAACACCATCGAACTGGACCCTCAATATGTCGACGTCATCGTCCATCGGTATGTTAGAGCCACGAAGAACTCCAGCGTGATGTGCGAACGAAACGGACAGAGAATACCATACGCTCAACTCGCAGCAGAAGCTTTCAAACTGAACGAGGAGGCGCGTGCCAAGGCAGGTGTGATTGATGGTAAGGAATGAGGATCAGGACACAACGCCATGGGATAGGCAACCCGGAGAGTCAATGAAAGCCTTTGAAGCATTCGCGGCATATCGCGACATGGGCTCCGAACGCAGTACGCGAAAGGTAGCTCGCCACTTAGGCAAGAGTACAGCTTTAATCAATCGATGGAGCTCGGACAAGTCGTGGGTGGCTCGCGTCAGTAAATACGACGAATATCTCATCGAGGAAGAGCGCAAGCTCAACGAAAAAGAACGATTCGACATGAGGAAGCGCCATGCGTCACTCGCAACCCAACTGCTCGCCAAAGCAGCCAAAGCACTCCTCAAATTGCCGGAGGAAGAGATTAAAGCAAGCGATATTGCTCGCATGGTTGACACCGGCGTTAAGATTGAGAGACTCAGTCGAGGAGAGAGCACAGAAAACGTAGACGGGAAAGTAGAAGTCACCGGAAAAGACGGTGGACCGATCGAAAGCAAGGTCGTGTTCTATATTCCTGACAACGGTCGTGATCAGAAATGACAAAGATCGCTCCGCAGCGCGGCCCACAAGAAGCGTTTCTGTCCTCGCCAGCGGACATCTGCATCTACGGCGGCGCTGCAGGCGGCGGGAAGTCCTATGCATTGCTCATGGAGCCTTTGAGACACATCGATATACCTAGCTTTGGTTTTGTGTGTTTCAGACGAACCATGAACCAGATTACCAATGAAGGCGGCCTCTGGGATACATCAATGCTGATCTATCCATACACCGGCGCTAGGCCACGGAAGTCTCCGACACTTCAATGGATTTACCCAAGTGGCGCAAAAGGCTCATTCGCGCACCTTCAGTACGATGCGGATGTACTAGGTTGGCAAGGAAGCCAGATCACGCTGATCATGTTTGACGAGTTGACGCACTTCACGAAAAGCCAATTCTTCTACATGTTGTCCCGGAACCGATCTACATGCGGAGTCAAACCTTACATCAGAGCCACCACAAACCCGGACGCAGATTCGTGGGTCGCTGAATTTATATCATGGTGGATTGATCAGAACACCGGGTACCCAATTCCAGAGAGGGCCGGTGCGATTCGATTCTTCATCAGGATAAATGATAAGATTTATTGGGCTGATTCGAGAGACGAACTCATGGCCCAATTTCCGGAGACGGGACCAGACGACGCCAAAAGTGTAACGTTTATCCCATCGTCGATATTTGATAACAAAGAGCTTCTCGAAAAGGACCCGGGATACCTAGCCAACCTAAAGTCTCTACCGACCGTTGAACGCGAACGCCTTCTGGGCGGAAACTGGAAGATAAGACCGGCGGCAGGGCTTTACTTTAAGCGCGGCGATGCAGTTATGGTCGAAGAGCTTCCGACAGATATTGTACAGTGGGTAAGACGCTGGGACTTGGCAGCCACCGCACCATCAGAAAACAACCCGACACCAGACTGGACGGCGGGAATGCTCATGGGGAAGCGTAAAAACGGGAGATTTGTCATAGCGGATCTGATTCACGTTCGACAGAACGCCGCTGACGTGCGAGCGATGGTCAAGAATACCGCCATTGCCGACAAAGCCAGATTTAAACGCGTAAAAACCGTTCTGCCGATCGACCCAGGTCAGGCGGGAAAAGACCAATATCAAAGCTACGCTACCATGCTTTCGGGCTTCACGGTGGCTGGTGAGCGCGAAACAGGCGACAAGGTAACCAGAGCAGAACCGTTCGCCGCACAATGGCAGGCAGGCAACATAGATGTCCTGATAGCACCATGGAACGCGGATCTATTCAGCGAACTGGAAGGCTTCCCAGATTTGAAGTTTGACGATATCGTCGACGCGGGGTCGGGAGCATTTAACGCGCTGCAGGGCACTGTTGCAACAGGAACACCGCCAAAAGAATCAGGTTTGAACAGAGCAAGCTACTGGAAACGATAGCAGGAGGTAAACCCATGGAACCGCAAAGATACATCGGGACAAAGATCATCGAAGCCACACCAATGAATCGCGGGGAATACAATCAACTGAGAGGCTGGACTGTTCCTCCAGATGAAGATCCGCGAGACGAAGGTCAACTGATTTCGTACGCAGGAGGATTTATCCAGTGGATACCCAACGAAGTGTTTGAAAAAGAATACCAAACACTCGATAAAATGACTTTCGGTCAGGCGCTTGAAGCTTTGAAAATGGGGCACAAAGTCGCCAGAACCGGATGGAACGGCAAAAACATGTGGATTGTTCTCATGCCGGAGTTAAATCTTCCGCCACATTCTTCTCAAAGCCCAGGTGCCAAGGTGAACGACAGAACAGCAAAACACATCGGAGTTGACACAGCGCTACATAGTCAGCCGTATATCGCCATGTGGACCGCACAAGGCAAATGGCAACCGGGATGGCTCGCCAGCCAAAACGATATGCTCGCTGATGATTGGCGAGTCCTCTAACAGCCATCCAGCGCTTCGGCGTTTGATGTGATAAACAAGGCCCGTGCAACTCGGTGCACCCCAACGCTCTGTGTGCCGAACACGGGCCGCGCCGATGGCGCAATAGCTTTCGGCCTCCTTTTAGCCCCAGCCTGCTTATTTCCCCGGCAGGCGGGGCATTTTACATGCTGGTGCGGGCGCACGCGTCGGTTCAATTCCGGCGACCAGCAGGGACTTTCCCTCCCTTTCGCCCGGCGATCCCACGTCGCCGGGACTCTTAAAAAAACAGGTAGGTGACACGATGAACCACATGCGCGAACTCGGTCGTATTGGACAAAAGCGCTACGGCGGCTTTTTCCATGAAGAAATTCTGAAAGAACTACAAGGTCGCAAAGGCGTCGAGGTTTACAGAGAAATGAGCGAAAACGACGATGTGGTCGGAGCCTGCCTGTATGCCATAGAAACACTACTCAAGCAGGCCAGCTGGATCATTAAACCAGCATCAACAAAGCCTAAAGATGTCGAGGCAGCAGAATTTATCGAAAGCTGCATGGATGACATGAGCGAAAGCTGGATTGACACCATGAGCGAAATCCTTTCTTTCCTCACCTTTGGATGGTCATACCACGAAATCGTGTACAAACGTCGCGGCGGAGAAAACGCCGACGAGCGTATGAGATCAAAGCATAGTGATGGCCTGATCGGGTGGAAGAAGATCCCGATTCGTGCGCAGGAAACCCTGTATGAATGGGTCTACGATCCGAACAGCGACGATCTCAAAGCTATGACGCAGATGGCAGCACCGGAATTCACGCTGTCCACGATTCCGATTGAAAAAGCCCTTCACTTCAGAACAAAGAGTAGAAAAAACAATCCGGAAGGACGCAGTGTTCTCAGAAACGCGTATCGATCATGGTATTTCAAGAAAAAGATTCAGGAGATCGAGGGCATAGGCATCGAACGCGATCTCGCCGGATACCCAGTGCTGACACCGCCGGACGGGCTTGATATCTGGAACGCTGACGATCCGGATATGGTAGAAATTCTGGCCAGCGCAGAAAAAATGGTCAGATCAATCCGACGAGACGAACTCGAGGGACTGGTCAAACCTTTTGGATGGGATTTTACGCTATTATCATCCGGGGGAAGGCGTTCGTTTGATACCAGCGCCATCATCCAGCGATATGACAGCCGGATCGCTCAAACCATGCTCGCAGACTTTATTCTGATCGGGCATTCCAACGTTGGCAGCTTCGCACTCTCAAGCGACAAAACAGACATGTTCTCGCTGGCCATCGGTGGGTACCTCAAAACAATTCAGCAGGCATTCAACAATCAGGCAATACCTCGCTTGATTGAGCTTAATAAAGAACATTTTTCAGGCATTACCGGCTTTCCGGAAATGCAGCATGGCGACGTCGAAACACCCAACCTCTCCGAAATATCGACGTTTATTAAAGATATGACGGGTATCGGATTGCTTGTGCCGGACGACGAGCTTGAAAAGTACATCAGACAAGTAGGACACCTACCAGAGAAGGTCGAGGGTGAAACACAACGCCAGAAGCCACAGGAAGCCCCAGAGGACGAGAACGACGACGAGGACGACAAACAGGTCGCGGAGACGGCAAAACGCATCCTAAAACGAATCAGGAACGGTGAGTAACATGGACGCGCTAGGGGCATTGAGGACATACCTTGACCGTAAAGAACCGCAGCTGATACGAGTCCTTGCTCGAACATGGAAAAATCAGCAGGACGCCATAACCTACGCTGAAATCCGTCAGATGATTTTAAGCGGTACCATCAGCGTCAGGTATCTTCTTGATTGGCAGCAGGACTACGCGCAGCTTCTGGCAGAAAAGATCATGCCGATGCTTCACGAGTCGATCGCCTTTGCAGCAGCCACAACCATGGAGCGCTATGATTACCGGCTTGATTTCGCGATTGAACGCATGCAGGAGTACATAGAGCGGCACAGCGCCGAACTCGTCGTTCAGATCACGGATTCACAAATGGCCGGGCTGCAGGCCATCGTCACGAAAGCAGCGACGTTGGGTGATCTGTCAGTAGACGAAATGAGTCGAGTGATAAGGCCGACCGTCGGACTTTATCCACAGCAAAGTGTGGCTGTTGGGAATTACTATGCCACACTGAGACAAAAGCGATCAGCCAAAGACGCGCAGACGCTCGCGATCAATTACGCATCGCGCCTTCATCGGTACAGAGCCATGATGATTGCACGAACAGAGCTCGCGTTTGCTTATAATAACGGCAACGATCGAGCAATGAGGCAGGCTCAGAACGAGGGATTGATCGGAGATTATCGAAAAAAATGGGCAACCGCAGACGATGAGCGCGTGTGTGACAGGTGCGGACCACTGGACGGTGTCACCATCGGGAAAGACGAGTTGTTCATAGACTCAACCGGGCACGCCGTTCTTTTGCCGCCACTGCATCCACACTGCAGGTGTGCAGTCGAATACGTTTTAGAAGAGTGAGCTGTTCGTGAATGAAAGATAATGTACAACATGTTCAGCACATGTCAGGAGAGTGACCGCCATGGCCTTTCTGTTTAAAAGCATAGCTCCATTTCAGGATATCGAACCATCGAAATTTGAAAAAGCAAATCCCTACCACGACGAACGAGGTAGGTTTTCATCGGCAAATAGATCGCGAATTATTGTCCCTATGATGGATAAAGACTATGCAAAAGCGCCAGCCGGAGCGGATAACAGCTTCAATCAACACATCAACCCCAAAACGGGCCGCATTTCTGCCGAAAGGCGCAAGCTCTACGAAGACATCATCAGCAAACACCTAGACGCGGTAGAATCGAGTCCGAACCCAACCGTCGATTACATGGGCGGAGGTGGCGGTTCCGGCAAGACCTTCATGATCAATCAAGGCTACGCCGATGTACCGACAAAAGCATCAAGCAAGGCGGTTCACATCAACCCGGATGACATAAAGGAGATGCTCCCGGAATACGACAAGATGAGATTCAGCGGAGACGACAACCAAGCCAAAAGAGCAGCCGGATATGTCCATGAAGAGTCCTCGCTTCTCGCGAAAGAGATCACCCGCAGAGCCATAGACAAAGGATGCAGCATCGTCATTGACGGTACCGGCTCCAATCCAAAGAAGATCGAGCAGCAAGTTGAAGCAGCACGCCAAAAGGGATACCAAATCAATGGCCACTACGTCAATACACCATTCGAAACCGCAATGTCAAACAATAAAAAGCGATTTGAAAACCCGGGGGAAAAGCGATGGGTGGACGAAGAAGTATTAAAGCACGCACATGTCAGCGTATCGAAAAACTTTGAAAGCGTTTTACCCTTGTTTGACAAGATGACATTGTACCACAACGATGGAAAATCAACGCCTGTAGTCATTGCTAATTACGAAAAAAATGGTATGCTTGAGGTGAGGGACAGCGCATTATATCAATCGTTCCTCGGCAAGGGGGCGTTGTAAATGACTTTCAGAGAAGCAATAGGAGTACTCAGACCACGAATTCAGAACAAGCTGATCGATGCAGCGAATCAAAGAAAAAGAATCGAGGACGTGCCGGAAGCACAATCGGAAGCCGGTCGGGCATACTACCTCCACATTTTGAAATCACTGAAAGAGCGTCCGGGCAGCTGGATGCCGCCAGTCGAACTCGATGAAGACGAGGTCGAAGAGATGCGAAGATTCGTCTTTGAAGACTAATAACGATAAAAGCAAGCAGGCCAGAAATGGCCTGTTTTTTCATGTCCCAAAAGGAGGCCGCCTATGGCATCGACATTCACAGAAATCATTGAGAAATACAATCCATACCACGATGCGCGTGGGCGGTTTTCAAGTCAGAACGGATCACAATCATATAGCGTGCCCAAAACAGGCACAACAAACACCAAACCAGCGCCTGGAACAATTATCGTACAACCCGGCGGTGCTAGACAGACCGCATTCGAAAGAAATTACAGATTATACGAAGGTACGACAGAACAGATTGTTAAGGATCTAGAAGCAACAAAAAACGATCAGAGAACCAAATACAGGTTGACTGAGGATGAAGCCAAAGCCATGGAGGACTACACCGACGACGCATACATCCCGATGAATAAGCATCTTAGGGGAGGGTACCACGTCGACGATGATCAGAAGAGACGCATTAATCTTTTAAAAAGCGCTGTAGATAAAAGCGTGTTGGAGGAAGATGTTGTTTTGCACAGGAAAATCGACCTTGATGCAGTAAGAGCGCTGACAAATCCAAAAGGCGCGGCCCCGACGGATGATGAACTTCAGCAATTGATCGGCAAGAATCTAAGCGATCAAGGCTTTTTGAGCACTACGGTACGGCCTGAATATCTCTTAGGTCAAAGTTACGGTATCAAAATAAAGGCAGCATCTGGAGCCAAAGCTCTAGTCATTGATGGAGACTCACACTACAGATCAGAAGCAGAAGTGCTTCTGCCACCAAGCAGCAAATTAAAAATATCCAACATCGATATTAGAAAATCAAAATACGGCGAACGATTGGTCACATTTGAGTGTGAATATGATTAGGCGGTGGGAACATGGCAAACGACATAAGGAACGACAGATTCACGACATTGGCCGGCGAGATGAAACTCGTCGATGCTGATAACGTTGTCAAAGGCGGCGAATTTAAGATCACCAAAGCCAACGAAGAAAAAATGCTCGCCTTTGGATGGGCCAACATCGCCATCCGAAAAGATGGGACTCAAATAGAAGACTGGCAAAAGGACATTGTGGACCCGGAAGAGCTTGAGAAGGCTGTATACAAATACGTCGAACTCCACCGGGACGGCGGAGAGATGCACGTCAGAGGTGGATCAGCCGTCATGATTGAGTCGGTCGTGTTCACCAAAGAGAAGATGAAGGCCATGGGCATACCAGAAGGCACTGTTCCTGAAGGCTGGTGGATTGGATTCAAGGTCACCGATCCGGAAGTCTGGGCGGCGGTGAAAGCCGGTAAATACCGCATGTTTTCTATCGAGGGTGAAGCCATCCGTCAGGAGGTCACAAAACGAAAACCGGGGCCGTCAAAGACGTTCGCGGAAATCGTATCTGGCAGCATCAAATAACAGGAGGCGGCAGACTATGAAAATAGATATTAAAAAAATGTCGCCCGGTGAGCGACTTTATTATTCGGAATTGGTAGAGAAATACAACCCTTACCACGACAGCAAGGGCCGGTTTGCGCCGCGAAATGGAGCAAAGGGATACTCTATACCCCGAAACTCGAAAAACCTCAAAGCAGAAGATCCTCCGGAAGGCGTCACCATCCACCGCAGCGGAGCAGATGGAAAACGAGTTAAACAGACATCAATTGTCGGGCTGCCGGACCCGCCGCCACAAGCGCCGAAAAAGCCGGTGAAGCCTACAAATAAGGATTACAATACATCAACGGATTTAGTCAGAGACGCTCAATGGACTAAAGTACACAAGACCCTAGGGTTTGATCATGACTTAGATAAAGCCGTCACGATGTACGCCAAACCGTTTATAGATAAATACGGAAATGGAAAATCCTTGAGAATGGGAAATCAATACGACCCATCAGGTCGACAACTGTTCTTTCACGACGACTATGAAAATCAATCACACTTTGGAGCAAACGACCCAAAGAAATACACCCATAGCACCAGAGACAAAGTCCTGCAGGCGATTTATAAAAAGCAGGGATACGATGCAAAACCAGAGAAATTGAGCAAAAAAGACTTTGACGCCTATTTGAAAGCAAACAAAGCAGATGGCGCGAAAGAACTGTTTCGTTTTGTTGGAAGCAAAGCATCGGCTGATCAATTCAGGGACGGCAGTTATCACTTCGCAGGCGATGGTATCTTTGGGAATGGAACATACACGGGTGATCACCGATGGAAACGCGGAAATCCAAGGGCGACTGCATACGGAAATAATGGCATCAGAATGGCTCTAAAGCCCGGGGCAAAAGTTATCACAGATTACCAACTCAAAAAAGAGCACAATAAATTTCTAAACGACCCCAAAATTGATTCAAGAGACAAGATCACATTTGGTACACCAACCAGATATGCCGCAGGAAAGGGATACGATGCGGTAAAGGTTCCAAAAAACGAGAACACCTCCGGCGGAACAGCCGACTACTTCATCCTTCTGAACAGAGGCGCGGTCATCGTTGATGGTGATTTCAACTAAAACGTTGCTTTGAAGAAGCGGTGGAGGTATAATGAAGTTGGAAAGAAGTAGCCAAACGGAGGTGGAGAAAATGAAAGCCGAATTAAGCCACAGACTCGCAAAGGTATCCGGAACCATTAGTATGATGGACGGAGCGAAACAATTCTGGGACGAACTTCCCAAAGTCAACGATTTCAAAGATTTCTCGCCTAATGTTCAGCAAATGATCCTGAAAGCCGAAATACAGCGGGCGGACAAGTGGGCTCAAGCTGAAGCGAGACAGAGAAAATAATTTCATAGGAGGTGCAGCGTGAGAGCATCAACTTTCGCGAAGTACAACCCGTATCATGACCGCAAAGGGAGATTTGCAAACAGGGATGGTGCGGCGGGGTACTCGCTGCCTCGTTCTCGCTCAAACCTCCTCGCGAAACCAGATCCACCGCCGGGCGTGACTGTACACGTCAGCAACCCAGGTGGATCACGTAGTAAGATGACATCGATAACCGGCGAAGACAAGAAAAAATCAGCGCTGAAAGAATCCCTCGACAAAGTAGAAAGCAAAATCAGAATGCAACCGAAAGAAAGCGGCGTTCTAGTTGATGACAACGGCAATATTCTGATGGATAAAAGCGGCGGAAAAAGCAGCGTCAAATTTACGTCGGCGGATGTCGCAAAATTCAGAGGGAATATTCTCACCCACAACCATCCCGGCGGCGGTCCATTTAGTCCTGCAGACATAAATACAGTGGTCAACACAGGGCTAAAGGGGATCAGAGCGGTAGGCGATGACAACATCGACTATGTTTTAAAACGAAACGCAAACCCAAACAACGTCTCAAAGATGATGGATGTTGCCAGCGGAATAGAAAAAACGATTAAAAGGACCGTAAAGGCAGAAAAGCCGGCAATAATGGACGAAATAAGAGCCGGTTCTTTGTCCGTGGATGAGGCTAACAAAAAGATAACCAAAATGATCCACAAAGAGATCGAAAAATTCATAGAAGTGGCAATCACACCTGACACCGGATGGGACTACAAGCGCATCGACAGGAACTAAAAAGGAGGCGCAGCCGTGAAACAGAAAAAAGACAAAGGAATCGTGCTTGACGATTCACCTTTGCATTACGATTTCAGGAAAGACCCAGAATTCCAGAAAAAAGATAAGTTAACCAAAGCAGAGCTCAAGTACAAAGAAGAGCTCGAGAAGAAATACGAGAAAAAAGAATAACCAACCTGACGAAAACACCAGAAATGGTGTTTTTTATTATGCAATGAAAGGGGGTGAGATCGAGGTGGCAACAAAACTACGCAACCTTAACATTAAAAAAGTCGATTTTGTCGACGAAGGAGCAAACCCCGACGCACACATCACGCTCTACAAGCGACGGGAAGCCGGGAAGGGAGAGAATGATCAAATGAACTGGCTTGAAAGAGTAGGGAAAGTATTCGCGGATGTTCTCGGGCTTGAAGGGCCGGAGGATATAGAAAAGGCTGTCCAGCTAACCACAGTCAAGAAAGCAAAACGTACGGCGCGAGTCTTTGACGAGGTCTGGTGGGGATACTCAGACGCGCTGAGAAAGTCAATAACCAGCATCATCGAGGACGACGATCTAGACGAAGCTGAAAAGACAGAAATGTTCACTAAGACCCTCGGTGAATTCTCAGACACCGTTCACAAATCGCTCACCGATACACCAATTCAGATCGCGCTGGAAGAAAAAATAGATAAGAACCGCACCGATCACAAAGCGATTCTTGTCAAGATGCGCGATGAACTCACCACCATCATCGAAAAGGCCGACGACGAAGACGAGGAATATGACGAGGACGAAGACGATGAAGACGATGATGGTGTTGAAGATGAAGATGACGAAACCACAGATGGCCCGGAGGCAGATGCTGAAGGAGCAGAGGAAGGAGACGAAGACGAGATGAAGGTAGACAAAAGCAAAATGACGCCGGGTGAACTTGCAGTTTTTGAAGAGATGGAGAAGAAGTACGGCGTAAAGGCGGAAGAATCCGTCGAGAAGAACATTCACCCAGAGGTAGCGGCAGAACTTGAGTCGCTCAAGAAATTTAAAGACGAGACTGAAATGAGAGAAATGGTCAGCTTTGCAAAACGCTTTGAAATCATCGGCAAAAAGCCAGATGAACTGGCGAAGAAGCTGATCGATCTCAAGAAATCCGGTGCATTTGACGACTACGTCGCGGTTCTTGATGAGCAACTTGGACTCGTTGAGAAAAGCGGTCTGTTTTCAGAAGTAGGTAAACGCGGCAGCGAGGGTGGAGATCCATGGTCAATGATCGAAAAGGCTGCAGGCGAGATCATGAAATCCGAAAACGTCGGCTACCACGAAGCCATTGACAAAGCCTGCAACCAAAACCCAGACCTCGTCGTTGAATACGAGAAGTCCAGACAATAAGAGAAGGAGGAATAGAACATGTTTATGAACACTTCGATCAATGAAAGCCCGACGATCTGCGAAAAAGCAGGAGCACCGCTCACCGGTGCAGCTAATCTTGCTGTTAAATACGATGCCAACGGCGATGTCGTCCTGGCTGGTGCCGGAGATAGCGCGATCGGTATCTTGACCGCAGACACAGAAGCCACGGTCGCAACTGGCGACAGGGTAACTCTCGCCATCAAAGACATCGTATTGTGGAAAACCGGCGCTGCTGTGGATAAGGGTGCTGAACTTGCCGCAGACGTAGCAGGCAAAGCAGTCACCGCCGTAGCAACCGACTTCATCGTCGCTATCGCTTTAGAGGATGCAGGCGCAGCAAACAAAACCATCAAAGTCCAAATTGTCAAAGCCGGTTACAAACCAGCATAGTCCGAGGGGAGGAATAATAGATGAATAAGATGACAAACGCAGGCATCCAAGCCCAACTCGCAAAGGGCTGGAAGCCAAATCAATACCTTTCCAATCTTTCAATGGCATTTTTCCAGAAGGATGAAGACTTCGTAGCACCGGCATTTTTCCCAATTGTGCCGGTTGAACTCTCGTCCAGCTTTTATTACATCTTCAGCAAGGCCGATCTGTCCAGAGACAATGTCCAGCCAAAGCCAAAGTATGGCAAAGTTGCACCGGCATTGATCGGACAAAGCGACCAGACGTACAAGTGCGAGGTCGATCAGGTAATCGTCGGTCTTGATCAGATCGAATCCCTGAACTATCAACGAGCAAAAGCACCGGGCGTCGCTGATCCACGCAGAGCAAAGGTGAAATTCATTACTGAGCAGATCAAACTGCATCAGGATATCATCTTTGCACAGAAGTTTTTCCAAACTGGCGTGTGGACAAATCAACTCGCGGGTGTTACGGCGACCCCAGGTGCCGGTGAATTCCTGAAATTCACGGACGACAACTTCGACGTTATCGGCTTCTTCGATGATCTCAAAAGAGACATTCGTCAGAAGGGCCGACGCACTCCTAACAAGCTCGGTCTCGGTATCAACACATTCAAAGCGCTTAAGAACCATCCGGACATCGTAGAGCGTGTCAAGTACACCGGCACGACTGCCAACCCTGCCAGAGTCACAGAAAATGTTCTGGCTCAATTGCTTGGTATCGATAAAGTAAAGGTGTTTGAGAGCACATACAATGCAGGCGGCATCGGTGAGGAAAACATGCAGTTTACATGCGATCCAAACGCAGCGCTCCTGCTTTATGCAACGGACACCCCTGCCATCGACGAACCGTCTGCAGGCTATATCTTCACATGGGATATGCTCGGCAACGGCAACTACATGGCCATTGACCAGTGGGAAGGCGAGAACGGCACGCATACTGAATTCGTGGAAGGCTTGTCCAGCTACGACATGAAGAAGACATCTGACGATCTTGCAATTTACCTCGGGTCTTGCGTCTAAGAAGAACAGGAGGGCTGGCATGAATTATATCGCATTAAAGCCATGCCGGTTTAACGGGAACAACTATGTCGCCGGGGACACTATCCCCGGCGATGCTGTTGTCCCGAGCAGAGTACAAGTGCTGAAAATTCAAGGGATTATCGCGAATAACCCAGAGCTTGAAAAAAGGCCCGTCAGCGCGCCTGCTTCGCCGGCAAAGCACAAAATCCCTATCATTAAGGCTACGGGTCGGTTCGAAATCGAACTCGCGCCAGAACAAATCCTGATCGCTCTAGAGATTATTCAAAAAGTAACCGACGAGGCGATCAAAGACATCAATTCCATTGATTGCGAAGAAACACTGATTCTGATTGACAGGATCGACTCAAGAAAAAGCGTCCGCGACGCAGCGAAAGAACGAGCAGCAAAGCTGTAGAAAGGGGTGAAGCGCCATGGCTTACACCTATGATCCGGCACAAATCGGCAGCAATAGTAAAGACAAAATGCGGTTTGAACTGGGCGATACATTTGTGGCCAACGGAGCTGATACCTGTGCGCTGTCCGACGAGGAAATCACAGCGGCTTTAACGGCGTATAAAACCTTCAAAATGGCGAAATTCAAACTGGTTGAATCCATTTATATGCGGTTTTCAAAAGAAGTCGACACCAGTATCGGTGGTCTGTCTCTCGGAGTACGTGCCCGGGCAGAGCAATGGTCAAAGCTCTATGCCGACCTCAAGTCTGAAATGGCAAAAGGAGCATCGGCACCATCTTTCAGTCTTGGTGGTGGATCATCTGCGACGGCGGGCGCTCCAATTTTCACTATCGGCATGCACGATAGTCGCGAAACGGAGTGATGGGGCATGTACCTCAATAGTGATACCGTCTACAAAGTATTCACGGTAAAAAGCAGACAGACAGCGCTCAACGCCAGAGGTCGACAGATCAGAGAGTCAGGCGAAGAGCTGGCCACATTCAAAGGCGCACTCTCTCAAGCCAGCGAAAACGACATAGACCGATACAAACAGATGCAGCACGTGATCACTCACACCATCGTACAGAAGGGTCAACGGGCTGCAGAACAAAACGACATCCTTATTCTGAACGGCACCAACCGGATGTTTATCGTCAAAGACGTCAACAACCCGGGGGAAATCAAATACGGACTAGGCGCATTTACGACCTATCAGGTGGAGGAGAGAAGGGATATAGATGCATAACATTAGCATCAAATGTCAGACGCTCGTCGATGAAGCCTCACAGGAAGCAATCGCTCGATCCTATCAGGCCAGCACAGAAATGAGGAATGCAGCAATTAATATTCTACGAGGCCAGCGATCAGGGCGGCGATACAGAGTGCCCTACACGGGCCCCGGACAAACAGTCAGCGCGAACGGAAAGATCAGGCGACGCAAACCTCGATACTACACAGCATCGGCACCCGGTGAAGCGCCTGCGAACCGTACAGGGGCATATCGACTCAGCTATAAACCGACGCCGTACGCGATTCGCAGAGGCAACAATCTTCACGTGTTCGCCGCAATTTCATCGGACACAAAAACCAAGGACGGCAAGTTGATTGGCGCAATCCTTGAATACGGGACAGAAGACGGAAGAATCGCTCCACGACCGCACAAGAAAATAATTCAAGACAGGGCAAAGCAAAGAATCGTGAGGATTTACTCGCGACCTTACCTGAGGAGGTGAACAGATGCAAGGGCTGGAAGAACTGATCTACAGCGTGTTGAAAGACGATGTCGTGTTATCAGCAAAAATGGCCGATTATAATGGCCAACCGGCAATATTTGAACTCAACGCACCGGCTGATACCGACCCCGGATGGTCAGAAATTCAGTATCCGCGCGTTGTTTACGTCATCGATAAGAGCGAGAACCCGGAACGAAAAGTCAACGGGACGCTTGCCATTGACATTGCAATCACCAACACCGCAGCTGAGGGGCCGGAAACCATTGAGGCCCGGGTGCGGGAATTGCTCTCAAATGCATTTTACGAGCCTTCAGGAGAACCGCCGGCTGCTCTCGTTTGGAACCAGACCAACCCGTTTGAGGCCGATGATGAGACGATCGGCGTAACTATGATTTTTGATATGATTGCATTCCCAGAGCAAAGGACCCATTCACCGGACGTCATTCTCGCTTTGGAATCCTGGGTGAAAGCTAAAATCACAGGAGCACAACTCGTAAACAGGACCCCGGTAGCGCCATACCACTGGAAACCCACGGGCGCAACCCCGGCTGTTTATTGGCGATCGGTCAATATCCGAACAGATCAAATCACGAACGCAGTGGTCTGGTTGAACATGACGATTAACGGCCACGTCTTCGCTCCTACCCCAACTGAAAGGCTCCCGATAATTCGAAAAATCGTCGAAACGCTCGCGCTGGATGCCTATATCTACCTCGCGGACGGATCACCAGCCACCATTCAAACAGTGGCTGCAGACAGTAACAGAGACCCGCACCGCGATGGCCAGATCAGCCTGACGGTGCGTTTTGGCATTTTAAAACCTGAAGCGAGCGCTATTATTTTGAATTACGCCGATTTCGGATCGATTGGAGGTGCGTAGTGTGGCAAAAACCACATTGCAAGCGAAATACAGCAAAGCTGAACTGATTGCCGCCGCAGAAACTGCATTCGGTGTCAGACCAGAAGTCGTGCAAGCGACGCTGACGGTTAATAAAATCAACGAAGCGACCAAAGACGAGGCCGCGGCACTGATCAAGCAATTCTTAGCAAGGGAGGTTAAATAATGTGTCCATTTTATAGCATCGGAGAACAGAAAATCCGTCCTGGCACATATATCCGATATACAAACGAGGGCGGGGCGTCAGAAGGCGGAGCAAGCGCCGGCATTGGCGCAGCGGCATTCAGGGCCACTTGGGGTCCTCTCGGAACGGCTGTGACCATTGAATCGACAGCTGACATTGATAAATACTTCGGAGCAGCTGATGGCGCTGAAAACAATAGCGACATCATTACAGAGATGCTCAAAAGCGCAAGACGCGTTGTAGCAATCCGACTTGGAACTGGTGGGTCCTTCGCATCTTACATCATCAAAGACACCACTGGATCTCCTGTAAACGTCATTACATGCACCGCTAAATACGCCGGGTCAAGGGCGCTGTCTGTCACCATCAAAGATAGTCTCGCGGATTCAGGTTCTAGAGAGTTTATCGTTTACGAAGGCACAAAGGAACTTCAAAAGATCACTTTTGCAAAAGGCTCAGGGGAAATTGATGCTTTGATTGCCGCACACGCTGCGTCGGGATCAAACTGGGTCACCTTGTCTAAAACGGCTGCCGGGAACGGTACCCTTCAGACGTTGACACAACAATCACTCGCAGGCGGCGCAAACCCGACGGTTGCCAATGAAGATTATTCAAACGCTTTCACGGCGATCGAATCTCTCGACTGGGATGTTCTCGCTGTCGACACAAACGAAGCAACCGTTCAAGCTTTGGTCCATGCGTACATTCAGCGCGTGTTCGGAAACGGAAAGCTTGCCAGAGCAGTCGTCGGAGCAACCCCGGGTGTCGATGTAACGGTGCGAATGACCGCAGGAGCGTCATACAATGATTTCTGCATGCATCATGTCCTGAACGGCTTTAAGGACGCCGCTGGCACCATTTATGACGGGTGGAAGGCTGCAGCAAGGGTCGCAGGACTAATCGCCGCAGGACCATCAAACAAGAGCTTCACTCACGACGTTATAAGCGGAGCGGTTGATCTGAGTGAAAACCTCACCGGACCGCAAATCGAGGCCGCTATTCAGAAAGGGAACATCGTCTTCACCGTCAATGCAAACGGCCAGATTCAGATTGAGTATGGCATTAATACCCTTGTCACTCCTACAGCAGATCAAGATTCCGGTTGGAAAAAGATTCGTCGAGTTTCTACCAGAATTGAATTGATGAAGCGTGTCACAAGCATCGCAGACCCGCTCATCGGACGAGTCGACAACAATACCGACGGCAGAGCGACCATCATAGCGGCAGCACAGGGTGTAATTAACCGAATGATCCAAGAGGGCAAATTGATCGATGGGCTAATCTATGAGGACCCAAGCAACCCGCCAGTCGGAGACAGTGCATGGTTCAAATTAGATGTTAACGATCTCGACAGCGCAGAGAAGATCTACCTCTCATTCGGTTTCAGATTCGCGCCGGAAGCATAGGAGGGATAACAGATGCCAAAAGAAATGATTGATGCACGTAAACTGTTAACCGGACGAAATGGAGAGCTCTATGACGAGGAAGGAAACTTTCTCGCCATGGTTAACACATTTCAAGCACAGGTAAACATTTCAAACGTTGACTATCGACCAGCCGGGGAAGCAATCTCTGTCGCTGTGTTTGATAGTTACAGCGTTACCCTGACGTTTCAGGAAACGGTAATCAAGGATGCTATCCTGCTGAAGAAGCTGGTAGACGCATTGAAGGCAAAAAAACAGCTACTCGCAAACTTCCAAGGTGTCGTCCGCGGGCACGATGCCACAGAACAGCGCATGGTATTCAGATCGTGTGTTCCTGACGGCGCGATTGATCTCCAAAATATCCAACCGGGTGACATTCTCAACAGGGCGTGGAGCTGGCGTGTAAACGAAGCACCGGATCTGCAAAAGCTACTCGGATAAAAGAACTGAAAGCGGAGGGAAAGTATCATGAATAAAGATGAGATTTTAATGCAGGAATCAGACATTTTGAAAGGCATTCTCGAATGCGCAGGCGGAATCACATCGGACGAGTCCTACTCCTTTATTGATGTTCGAAAAGGAGAAGACGAATCCGGCGCATACCGCAGAGTCGTAACCTACAGCGACGAACCATTACCTTTTTTGGAGAATGAACGCGTGCTTGTGCGGTTCCGCGTTCGCGGACTCCTGCAGGACGAGTACAACAAATGCAAAGAAGAAGCGACCAAATACGTCCGAAACAAGCAATACGGCGGCATTAAAATGCCCGTGGACACAGATGTCGTGAAGTTTTACGACAAACTGATCTATACCGCAACCCACGACGAGGACAAAGCGAAGATCTGGGACAACAAAGATGCCTGGAAACCGCTGAACATCGTCACGGGCAGCGATATGGTATCCAAGCTCCTGCTCGCAGGCGAAAAGGACGCTATCATCGAGGTGCTAGACAAAAAATCCGGGTTTGCATCAAGTCTTGAAGAAGTCGCAAAAAAGTAATAAGAGCAGGTGGCACTTCCTATCTGCTCTTTCAAATTTTCATCCGTACTGGTAGAACACCTGACGAAATAATGGACAAACCGCCGGGGGTGCGAGACTTTTGTCTCGCCTCCATGCGCGTCCAACTTGAACTCGAAAATGGCGTCGAACAATCGGAACAAGATGATCCTGACGAGGACGACGATGAAGAATAGGGGGTGAGCTGATGGGCGAAGAGCTTTACAGAATAATCATTCCAGTTGAGGTACAGGACAAAACAAACCCAGCGCTTGCGCAAGCAGAGAAAAGCGTGTCTCAATTCGAAAAAAGTATGAAGAAATCAGAAGAGCGAATGAATCGGATGGGAAGAAGCAAGCTCGCACTCACGATCAGCGCTGTAGACAAAGCATCTGCGATCATCGGGAAGATAAGCAGCGGAGCGGCGTCGCTTGTTCGCAAGCCTTTTCAATTTACAATTCGCGCCATCGATTTGGCCACAGCACCGCTTCGGTCGGCTTTGCGGTTTGCCACGTCTGTGCGGGGCATTCTAACGGGCATGTTTGCCGGGTATGCCTTCAACAAGATGGTAAGAGGCCCAATCGCTCTAGCCGATGCCCTCGTTCAAGCAGAGGTCGGGTTTGAAACCATGCTCGGGAGTGCGGAAGCCGCGAAGAACATGATGAACGAGATCAAAGCCTTCGCGATAAAGACACCGTTCTCGACGCAGGGCATCGTCCAGCAGACCCAGAGGATGATGGCCTTCGGATGGGAAGCACAGAACGTGCTGAGGGACATGGAGCGAATCGGAAATGCCGCGGCAGCCACCGGGCGCGGTGAAGAAGGCATGGGACGGATTATCCTGGCACTAGGACAAATTAGGATGAAAGGAAAATTGTCAGCAGAGGAACTGAACCAACTCGCAGAAGCCGGCGTAAGGGCGCGTGAGTATATTTCAAAAGGCCTCGGCGTTGACATCCCAACCATGAGCAAAATGGCCGAAAAAGGCTTGATTGACGCGAATAAAGCTGTCGATCTTATCCTGCAGGGCATGTCTGAATTCGACGGTCAAATGGATAAAACAGCCACAAAGACTCTGACTGGATTAATCAGCCAAATCAAAGATACGTTCGAAGTTTCAATCATTGAAAAGTGGGGCAAAGGTCTGCAAACAGGAGCAATAGACGGCCTGTCTAAACTGAATAATTTTCTTACAACAAACAGAGGTCGCCTTGATAAGTGGGGCGAGACGTTTGAAAAGATCGGAAAGACCATTAGTCTGGGTCTTGTAGATGCATTTACTACCCTTGGATCAAGAGCAGCCCGCGCTTTTGATGATCTCTCAAAGGCTGAGAAAGTGTCTGGATATATGGACGACATGAGCAACTCCTTAACCACAGCGGGCAAGATCAAGTTTCTCTGGGACAGAATCGTCTATGAACCATTTCAGGAGTGGTGGCGAGGTAAAGGCAGAGAAAAGACAATTGCTATCGCATCCGACATTGGAACTACCATGGGAGGCTCGATAGGAGGCTTTCTGTCTGCTGCACTAGGAATCGCGAGCGAATCTACAGGCGGACAGCAATCTCCGTTCGTGGAGGCAGGCACAACCGCAGGGAAGGCATTCTTTGAAGCGTTTTGGGCGGCGTTTGATGCTGATCTTTTGGCAGATAAGGCGAAAAAAGCCTTTGTCGCAGTTGCAAAAGATGCCGGTACTTTGGCTCCCGGAGGTAAAGAAGCGTCTGGGACCAGCGCTTTGTCACTTCTCGGGGTTGGATATCTCGGATCAAAAGCGATTAAAGGCGCTCGGGCGGTAGGTAAACCGGTAAAATTCGGAATTGATCTGTTAAAGAGTTTTAAGACCGGATTTAATCAAGGAACTACTCAAGTTGTGCAGGAAATGGCAGCAGCATCCCCTCAAGCGGCAAAAGCCACCGGTTTGCTTGACCAATACGGGAAACCGATTGTGAACACAGCAACTGCAGGAGCCAAAACCGTCGACAAAGTGGCGGATGTTGCGAAAGTTGCCTCCGGAGTCTCAAAAGGCGCAAAAATGGTGAGCAAAGTGCCAGCACTTAGCCTTCTTTCAAGCGGCCTCATAATTGCGACCGCGAGCAAAGGCGAAAGAGGGAAGGAGACCGCAGGCGAAGTTGGAGGATTCGGAGGGTTGATCGCCGGAATGAAACTTGGCGCAGTCGGCGGAGCTGCAACCGGAAGCGTTGTGCCCGGAATAGGTACTGCTGCAGGAGCCATCGCCGGATCGTTGATCGGAGCTATAGGCGGCAGCATCGGCGGTGAAATGATTGCAGAAAAGATATATCAAAAGATTAAAAGCACGCCAAAAATCATAGATCCATCATACGCACAAGGGGCGGCTTATGGTAGATACGCACCGCGGAATGCTGAATCGCTAAAAGTAAAAGCCGCAGAAACAACCCAGAAAACAGAGCAAAAAGTAGATGTCAAAGTTACCGCGCCGATCAACATACATGTCAAAACGGATGCTGATGCTGCGTCAGTTGTGTCTGTCGTCAACCAAAACTCGAAGCTTATAGCGGACAAAATCGCCGCTGACTTAGCCAACGGGCTGTCCTCGGTGTTCTTTAACATGCCGAAGTCACGAAAGGTGGCGCTTGAATAATGGATTTTTACATCATGGAGCTGGACCAGCAAAACAAGCTGGTCCGGCAAATTAAGTTACCGCTTAATCCGCAGGCTATAACGATTCAAACAGGCGCTATGACAGAAGATTACAGCATCATCAATGTCGGCGATATCCGCATTCCTAAAGGGAATAAGCTTGACAGCGTGTCGTGGGAAGGGAAACTGCCGGGTGAGCATTTGAAGACAATGCCATACATCAAAGACTGGCGTGACCCGAAAGGACTGTACAATCTGCTTCTTGACTACAAAAAGAGAGGACAGAAGCTGCGGCTGATGGTAACAGAAACGCCCATTTTACTCGATGTATACATTGAGGAATTCACAGGCACCATCGCAGGTGGCACGGGAGATATTGATTACAATATAGCGTTGATAGAAGCAAAGGATCTGATTGTTTACACAACGGCTGAGGGAAAGGGATCAGTAAGTACCACCGCTATACGTCCCCAACCATCGGGCACAAAGACATATACCGTGAAATCGGGAGATTCGCTCTGGAAGATCGCGCAAGCGCTCCTGGGAAAAGGCGCTCGATATCCTGAGATTCAAAGCCTCAACAGCATCAAAGATCCGAATAAAATCTATGTAGGTCAAGTTTTGAAAATACCGAATGCTTAGGAGGTGGCCGTTTGATCGATATAAAGAAATTGAAGTATAAGGTCGTATTATTATCGAGCGACGGCCAGCCTACTGATTTAACGCCTGTTCTGGAAGGTCTCGACTGGGAGGAAAACGACGGCGAACTCGCGGCCAAAGCAACCGTTGAGCTGACCAACGTTAAACTTGCCGGAACCTATGTATCGACCATGGCAAAACTTGGAGCAATCCTCTTCATCTATGCAAACGCAACTGGACAGGACGCCGAAGTCTTCAGAGGCAAAATCTATAACTGGGCTTATAAAAAATCAGACAAGAAAAATCTAACTCTGACGGTCTATGACGCACTCTACCCATTGCAGAAGTCGAGAGACAATCGATATTACAAAGCAGGCAGCACCGCGAAAAGCATGATCATTGATATATTTAAATCTTGGAGTGTTCCAATAGGCTCCATAGAAGGACCCGACATCGCAATTGGGAAAAAAGTGTTCAGGAGTGCTTACTTATCCGATATGACGCTTGAAATTTTAGATGATGCGAAGAAAAAGGGCGGCGGAAAGTATATTGTTAAATCCAGAGCAGGCACCGTCAACGTCGTTAAAAGAGGGAGCAATGCTGAGGTTTACACCTTCGACGAGGAGCAAAATGCATTTGCAGTCGGCGATCAACTATCCATTGAAAACCTCGTGACTCGCGTAAAGGTCATTGGAGAACGGCAAGCCACAAGCGATGCTAATCCGGTGGTTCAGGCTGTAGTTGATGGTAAAACTGATTTCGGGATACTGCAGGAGCTTTACCAGCGCGGCGGAGACGAGACAATAGAGGCGGCTAAAAAAGCAGCTGGCGATATCATCAGCGAACGAGGCAAGCCGGAACGAACCATAACGGTACAATTGCCGGATATCCCTTTTATCCGGAAAGGCGATAAAGTCAAGATAAGAGCCGCCACGCTGGACGGCTTCTTTTTTGTTAAGTCAATTCAGCACGACGCAAGCAAGAAGACCATGGCAATGGAGGTCGAGCCTTATGAGTAGTGGCATCAGTAAACTAGCTGCAGCTTTGCAGAACCGGATGATTGAAAGTGGCGAGCAACCGGCAGCTATCGACTTTGGGAGTATAAAAGCTGATGGCAGCCTCGTAACGGATTTATTCCAGGTGCCAATACCAAAAGGCGATTACATCGAAAGCTCAAATACTTTCAAAGCCGGGGATCGGGTGCTTGTTGCATGGATTGATCAGACCCCTGTAGTCATAGATACCGCCGCAATTTCAGGAATTAATGAGGAGGCAAAGTACCGAAAATGGTACTCCGGAGTGAGCTCGCCAAACACGGATGTGGGCAGCGCGGGCGATTTCTATCTGAACACAGAAACGCTTGAATTTTACACTAGAGATAGTGGAGGGTGGAACCTTCAAGGTGTTCTCGGTGGATCGAGTGGTACCGGATTGACGCTTGGTGAAGGCGTAGATAACGCTTACTACGGAGACAAGGGCAAGATCGCCCACGATCATTCTCAGTCAGCGCATGCGCCCGCAAACGCAAACTACTATGTGCACCCAGCTACACATCCACCGGCGATCATCGCACAGGATACAAATAATCGATTTGTAACAGACGCTGAGAAAACAGCGTGGAATGCCAAAGCGGGAACGAATGTGGCTACGACCTCGATTAACGGGCTTATGTCCAGCACAGACAAAACGAAGCTGGATGGCGTTGAAACTGGGGCCACAGCCGACATGACGGCAGCGGAGATACTCACAGCCGTTAAAACGGTTGATGGACCAGCATCAGGACTTGATGCCGACACACTGGACGGGAATCACGCCTCAGCGTTTGCCACGGCGGCGCAGGGAACGAAGGCAGACGATGCGCTGCCGGCGGCGAATTATACAGCTGCTGATGTGCTGACCAAAATAAAAACGGTGGATGGTGCTGGGTCCGGACTAGACGCCGACACTCTAGATGGCAACCATGCGTCTGCATTTGCAACCGCGGCTCAAGGCACAAAAGCAGATGATGCACTCCCAGCAGCAAACTACACCGCAAACGACGTGCTGACGAAAATTAAAACAGTTGACGGCGCTTCATCGGGCTTAGATGCAGATCTGCTCGACGGCCAACACGGATCTTATTACGCCCCGGAAACAATAACCACCATCGGCACGTTAATAAGCGGCGCGATAGAGAAAACAACTCCTGTCGACGCTGACATGTTCGGATTTTCGGATAGCGCAGCATCAAATGTTTTCAAGAAGATCACTTGGAGCAGCATCAAATCCGTCCTAAAGACGTATTTTGATACGCTCTACAACAAGTATGTGCACCCAAACCACAGCGGGGACGTGACATCAACCGGAGACGGCGCAACGGCGATCGCGACGAATGCAGCGACGAACGCCAAACTGGCTGACATGGCAGTGAACACCATAAAAGGTCGGGCTACAGCAGGCACCGGAGATCCGGAAGATCTGAGCGCGGCACAAGTAAGGACAATCCTGAACGTCGCAGACGGCGCAAACAACTACACGCACCCGGCGACACACCCGCCTGCAATTATCGCTCAGGACGCGAGCAATCGGTTTGTAACGGACACTGAAAAAGCCACATGGAATGGCAAAGCCAGCACAGCCGTGGCAACAACCAGCGCAAATGGATTAATGAGCTCCGGCGACAAAACAAAGCTGGACGGCATCGCGACAGGGGCCAACAATTACGCCCATCCAACCGGCGACGGCAACCTTCATGTCCCGGCGACTAGCACTACCAACAACGGCAAGGTTTTAAAAGCCGGAGCTACAGCCGGTGATCTTTCATGGGGTACGCTGGCCAAAGGTGATGTCGGGCTAGGAAGTGTGGATAATACATCCGACGCAAGCAAGCCGATAAGTACGGCGACACAAACTGCGTTAAATGGTAAAGCTAACACTTCGCACGCCCACGCGATATCGGACACCACAGGCCTACAGACCGCTCTCGATGGCAAGGCATCAACGACGGTAGCTACTACTGGAGCAAACGGTCTCATGAGCTTGTCTGACAAAACGAAGTTAGATGGGATCGAAGCTGGGGCGACTGCGGATATGACAGCTGCTGAAATTCTGACGGCGGTCAAGACGGTTGATGGCTCGACAAGTGGATTAGACGCTGACCTACTCGATGGACTCCATGCTGCATCATTCTCGCTAGCGACACATAACCACGATTCAGCATACGAGCCAAAGAATACTAACATTCAAACCCACATAAGCAACACAACTAATCCACACAGTGTTACAAAGACGCAAGTAGGTCTTGGAAACGTAGACAATACTTCTGATGCTAACAAACCCATCAGCACAGCAACTCAAACAGCACTGAACGGAAAAGCCGACACTTCCCATACGCACGCAGATGCGACTCAAGGCGTATCTGGATTCATGAGTGCAGCGGACAAATTGAAATTAGACGGCATCGACGGAGCGTCTGGTATGACTGCTGCGGAGATACTCACAGCAATCAAAACGGTCGACGGTTCCGACAGTGGACTTGATGCTGATTTGTTGGACGGCCAACACGGCAGTTATTTCAGAATTAATTACAATGCCGTTGTTAGAAGGTCTGTGTGGTCTAAAATTTTGTACGCAACAAACACAAATTTATTTGGATCATTCATGGTTACAGTCAGTCACACTAGAGGGAGTGTAGTTGTAGGAAACACTTTCATGGTAACGTTTGGTCACAGTAATCATGGTCAAATCACACAACTTGGGTCGCATGGGTATTCTCAAATACAAGCACGCCTGAGCACGACAAACGCAAACGATGTGTATTTAGAACTTTATGATTCAAATGTATCAGACGGAAGTGACGACAACGCATATACGGTATGGATTGACAACATTTGTTGCGCGATTACTCCTTATGACACTTTCACAGATGGTAGTGGATCTGTAACGATCCTGAGCGCGCTAACAACAGCGAATAACGAAATAATTGTCGACGGGAATAAGGTATGGCATCAAGGGAATGACGGCGCATCATCTGGGCTAGACGCGGATCTTCTTGACGGGCTCGATGGATCAGGATATCAAAAAGCCATGGTCAAAGGCTCCGGCACAATCCCTACCACAGGATGGACTGCTAACACCGGTGACTACCCGCTTAAAGTCAACGTCGCGATCACGGGCACGCTAACTACGGATTACGTCATGGTCGACGTTGCCAACGACTCTGTCGACGTGGCGCAAGCCGCGGAGCTCAGTCCAAACGTCACAGAGTACGCGGGCGGGATTACTTTTTACTGCAAGACCACCCCGACGGCGTCCATCCCATTTAACTACACGAGATTGAGGTGATGACATGGGCTATCCGGTATTTGACGTACCAACAATCATCGAGTCAGCACATAGTCGAGTTGCGAAGCGCAGCTGGCGGTTTGATTTCCAATCGGGCGATTTTGAAACGGATGGCGGAAACAAAGTGCAGGAGGCAGATGAATATGTAGCCTGGGCCCAATGGTGCATCAAGTGTGTGCAAACCGAACGATTCAGCAAGCTCGCATACACGAGCGACATCGGGATTGAAAGCGCTGAAATTCACAGACAAACCTCTCGAAAAGGCGCGGAGGCGGTACTTGAAAAAACGATTACAGAAGCACTCCGAGTCCATCTCAACACTGAATCCGTCCGAGATTTTACATTCACATGGAATACGGACCAATTAATCGCCGAATTTATCGTTTACCCGCGGGAAGGAGCGCCGCTTGAAGCAGCAACCACGATTAAATTATAGGGGGTGATCCCATGACCGATTTCATAGCGCCGCCAGAACTTCAAAATCAGGACGCTCAGACGATCTTTAATCGCATGAAGACATTTGTACCAGACAATATAGACACCAGCGAGGGGTCTTTTTTTTATGATGCCACGTTCCCTCTTGCGATTGAGAAAGCCAGCATGATCGAAGAACAACTATTCGAGTCGATAAAGTTGATTTTTCCTCAATGGTCATATGAGGGATATCTAGACATGCATGCTGAGCTTGCACAGACGCAGCGGAAGCCAGCGACACCATCAACTACGGTCCTTACTATTACAGGGGCGAATACAACAGTTATTCCAAAAGGGTTTGTGTTCGCGACACCAGCTGCGCTCAACTTACCATCAATACTGTTTGAAACGACAGAGTCTGCGACAATAGCGTCCGGAACGGCATCTATATCGGCGGCATGCCAGACAAGCGGCAAAATAGGCAACGTGGCAGCCGGTACCGTCGTTTTGATGTACGGGTCACCGATACCCGGTGTCACCAGCGTGACGAACGCCAGTGCGGCCACAGGAGGCACAGATGCAGAAAGCGACGAGGAACTGATCGCTAGAATCACTGAGATCAGGAGAAACCCAGGTGGCGCTGGTTCGAAAAGCGATTATAAAATATGGGCCAAAGAAGTGGCCGGCATTGGCGATGCAACTGTCATCCCAGAGTGGCAGGGCGTCGGGAGTGGAACAGTTAAGGTCATAGTTATCGACAGTAACGGCGATCCGGCCAGCCCAGCACTTGTTCAAAGCGTGCAGGATTATATCACCCCGGCAGACGGCAGCGGAAAAGCACCGATCGGGGCCATCGTAACGGTAGTAGCACCGACAGCAAAGACAATCAACTACGCGCTGACGCTCACGCCGAACACAGCAGAGAATGTGGCAGCGATCAAAACTGCGCTCGCCGCGTATTACAAGACGGTCGGCGCAGGCGGAACTGTCAAATATTCCGCTGTTTTCGCTGCAATTGCCCAGATTCCGACCATCAGTGACATATCCGGACTGACAATCAACGCCGGTACCGCAAACATCGTGCTGCAGGCGGATGAATATCCGGTTACCGGGACGGTGAACGGCGTATGACGATTCTAACCAGCCCTAGCGGAAAAAGAATGCTGGGCTATGTAGCGCCGGTTTATGATCAGTCAAAGATCATGCAGGCAATATTTGAGGCCAATGGTCAGGAGATTGACGATCTGCAGGAATGGGTTGACGGAATCCGCGATCAGATATTCCCACAATCGGCAACTTGGGGTTTGAAATACTGGGAACAGCTTCTAGGTATCCCCACAGACGAGAGCAAGCCGATCAACGAGCGTCGAAGCGTCGTCGCATCTAAAATGGTTGTGAAAGCCACACCAACACCTAAGATGGTCCGGGAGCTGGCGGCCTTTTATGAGAACGGGACCATTACGATCACAAACGGCCCACTGCCGAATCATGTGAAAATTAAATTTACAGGACTCTACGGATCGCCGCCCAACCTTGATGATTTCCAAGCGGCGCTGGCGGCGGTCATACCGGCTCACCTTCATGTCGTCTACGAATACACGTATTTACGCATTAATCAAATCCACAACGTAAAGACAATCACCGACATGCAGGCGACGCCACTGAATCAACTTGCGCCGTTCGTATAGCATAAGGAGGCGAAAACATGGCCACAAACACACCAAACCTTGGGCTGCTTAAAAAGGACCCGGCTACGGACGGGGCAGAGAACTTTAATATTCAAACTATGCTCAATGATAACTGGGATAAAATCGACACAGCGGTGGCAGGAAAACAAAAGACGATCACGGTAGCGGCAACAGCGCCAGTAACACCTGCAGCTAACGATATTTGGATCGACATTAGCGTGCTTACCGCGCCGAAAACGAAAGCGTATATCAGCGGCCAATGGGTTGTGATGGACGCCCAAAATGCCGACACATTGGACGGTAGCCATGCTTCAGCATTCGCCACGGCTGTTCAGGGAACGAAGGCCGACGCAGCACTTCCGTCTGCAAACTATACCGCCGCCGATGTTCTGACAAAGATCAAAACTGTCGACGGGGCAGCTTCTGGACTGGATGCCGATTTACTCGACGGACTCCATGCAACGGCATTTGCAACCGCGGCTCAGGGCACAAAGGCTGATGCTGCTTTACCATCGGCAAACTACACCGCAGCTGATGTTCTAGCAAAACTTTTGACAGTCGATGGCACGGGAACAGGGATAGACGCTGATCTACTCGATGGTAAGCATGCAGCAGATTTTCTGCTGGCCACAATCTACACTGCAGCCGATATTCTGACCAAAATCAAAACGGTAGATGGTGCAGCGTCCGGACTAGACGCGGACCTTCTCGACGGCAACCATGCGTCAGCATTCCTTCTGGCCACAGCCTACACCGCAGCAGATGTGCTCACAAAGTTACTCACGGTTGACGGCACAGGCACAGGACTGGACGCTGACCTCTTAGACGGCAAACATGCAGCGGATTTTTTACTGGCGACGGCATACACCGCAGCTGATGTTCTGGCAAAACTGTTGACCGTTGACGGTTCAGGAACGGGGATAGACGCTGATCTTCTAGACGGAAAGCAAGCAGCTGAATTTTTGCTTCTCGCAGGCGGGATCATGTCGGGTGCCCTTACAGTTAATAACACGGTAACGGCACAGCGCCTGATTTCAAACATTGCCACCGGCACAGCACCTTTGACGGTTACTAGCACAACGGCTGTAACAAATCTCAACGCCGATCTGCTCGACGGTAACCATTCGTCCGCGTTTGCCACCGCGGCTCAGGGTACAAAGGCCGATGATGCACTTCCAGCGGCAAATTACACCGCAAGCGACGTGCTGACGAAGATCAAGACTGTGGACGGTTCTGGATCTGGACTTGACGCGGATCTGCTCGATGGACTCGACAGCACAGCCTTTCAGAAAGCCATGGCGATGGGCTCCGGTACGATCCCAACAACCGGGTGGGTGTCGAGCGGCGAAACGGACTATACACTCAAGGTCAACGTCGCGATCTCCGGAACCCTGACCACGGATTACGTCATGGTGGACATTGCCAATGATTCAATCGACGTGGCGCAAGCCGCGGAGCTCAGTCCAAACGTCACAGAGTACGCGGGCGGGATCACCTTCTACTGCAAAACCACCCCGACGGCGTCCATCCCATTTAACTACACGAGATTGAGGTGATGGTATGGGAAATGTAAACGTCGCCGGTGGTGGACCGCTCGCTATCAACGGCGTCACGGAGTTTACTGCGAAACTTACGTCGGCGGTGTCTAAGAACGACTCGGTCAGTCTGCGGTTGAATGGGATGACGAAACTAGCAGACCCTGCGACACTCCCGACCGGGATCGGTTGGGGTGTCGCTTTCAGCCCGAATGGCGACTATCTCGCTGTGGCGCATCCCACTACACCTTTTATCACAATCTACAAAAGATCCGGTGATACTTTCACAAAGCTGGCAAACCCAGCAACACTTCCGACATACACTGGATACGCCGTTGCTTGGGACCCAACCGGGACGTATCTGGCTTGGGGAGGGGGCCGAACACCAAGCCCTAACCCGTGTCTTATAATCTATAAGCGCTCAGGGGATACGTTTACGGCGCTAGGCGGCATCACTGCGCCGTGGCCAAACATTGACGACCTGACTTTTTCCGCCGACGGCGTATATCTCATGGCTACGAATAACTCTAGCCCATATGTCCACTTTTATAAACGCTCTGGGGATGTCTTCACGAAACTTTCAAACCCAACAACTCTTCCGCCCGACTCCGGTTACAGTCTTGACATTTCTTCAGATGGTGTTTACTTCGGTCTCGCTCATTATAGCTCTCCAAATATAACGGTCTATAAGCGTTCAGGGGACACATTTTCCAAGATCGCAAATCCGGCGACTTTACCCGGACAATCTTTTTCGCTGAGGTTTAATAAAGACGCCACAGTTGTCGTCGTCGGTCGATCCGAGGGCGTACAGGTTGAGATTTTATCAAGGTCAGGCGACACCCTCACCAATCTTGTAAAGAGCCCTACCCCTATCTCGACAGGAGGTGTGTATGGCACACGGTTTAGCCCGGATGATAATATTCTCGCCGTACCGATTGTCGGGTCCCCCTTTATTCAGATATACAAAAGGCACGGGACGGACTTTATTCGTATGGACAGCCCTGCGACACTCCCGACCGGAGCGGCGTACGAAGTCGCCATCAGTAACGACGGGAAGTATCTCGCTGTAGCACATTACGCTAGCCCTTACGTCACAATCTACAAACTCGATTGGGTCGCTGACAAAGACAGCGAGGGGAACAACAACTACGAGATGGCCGGATACGTTGATTCGGCGGGTGCACTTAACGAACTAAAAACAATAAAAATTACCCACTCCAGAAACGGATAGGAGGCGATCAGACCATGGGCAGAATCTATTTATCAGGCGGCAGCGAGAAGATCGCCGGTGCTACTGAAGAAACCGTCGTGTTCGCAGGAACCATCGCAAAAGGTGAACTCGTTGCGATAAGTGGGGTCCGACCTTCAAACAAAATCGCGAACCCGGGCACACTTCCTACCGGGATCGGATACGGTGTCGCCTTTAGCCCCGACGGGGTGTATCTCGCTGTGGCGCACGCGACTTCGCCTTACATTACGATTTACAAGCGCTCCGGGGACACCTTCACAAAACTGTCAAACCCGGTCACACTGCCAACAGGGACAGGTATGGCCGTTGCGTGGGACCCGACTGGGACATATCTGTCCGTCGCCAACCTTGGGGCAGCCCCTGGCCTTACGATTTACAAGCGCTCCGGGGACACGTTCACGAAACTCGCGAACCCCACAACGCTACCAGACGGAGAGGCCTACTGTGTTGGTTGGGACCCATCTGGAACGTATCTTGCAGTTGGTCACACCAACTCACCTTACGTCTCGATTTACAAGCGCTCCGGGGACACGTTCACGAAACTCGCAAATCCAGCAACATTGCCAGTCGATTGGGTGGACTGCGCCACCTTTGACCCATCCGGAACATACCTCGCTGTCGGCCACACGACGTCACGGTTTATTACCATTTACAAACGGTCCGGGGATACCTTCACGAAACTCGCAGACCCAGCGACACTGCCAACCGCTATGTGTAGAGGGGCCGTGTGGTCTCCGGACGGGATGTTCCTTATCGCGCCGACCACTATATCCACCGGAATCATTGCAGTGTATGCCAGAAATGGTGATGTATTTATTCGTCTTACAGACCCAGCTTCGAGCCTATCCGGTGGCGGGTATGGGGGCTCGGTAGACCCAACGGGCGTGATATTTTCAGGCGCCAGTTATGACAGCCCTTATGTGCGAAGTTTTTCACGGGTAGGCGGCACTCTAACTTCTCTTTCAAATCCGGGCACCTTGCCGACTGGCAGGGGGAAAGAGACCGCATTCAGTCCGGACGGTGTGTATCTCGCCGTGGCTCATGAAACAAGCCCGTTCGTTACAATTTATAACGGGGGATACCAGCAGGCGGCCCTTTCAAGGAAGATGGTCGGCGCAGGCTTATACGGATACGCCAAAGAAGCAGGCACCGCAGGACAGTCAAAGAAAGTCATGATCACACACAGAATAGGAGGATGATGATGAGATATTACTTGAAAATCGAGGCAGACAACACCATTTCAGACGCGATCACTTACGAACACCCGGGGTACACACCGTACGACGCTCCGGGTACACTGCCCGCAGGCATCAACGGCGGCTGGTGGAAATTTGAGAACGGCGTGCCCGTCGAGTACCCAGAACTGAAGCCGGTGGAGAGAGACGAGGAAGTTGCAACTCTAAAGGAGAAGCTGCAGCAAGTTGAAACCGATAATTTAACAACGCTCATGGCATGTGCAGAACTTTATGAAATGCTGCTGGCCATGCAACCAGTTTAGGAAGGAGTGAGCGAAAATGGCACAGGTTTATTACAAATTAATTAAAGCAGGAATCAAAACGCTCGAACAGGTACCGGCGAACCTTTACACGGAAGTCAAGGCACTGCTCGACGCAGATCAAGGTGTATAACCATGACAAACAGATTACGGCTCGCCTGGGCTATTTTGAGAGGGGGTGTAGAAATGATTGACGTTTATGTTGCTTTGATAATTCACGGCAGACGTAACATCGAACAAGTCCCATCGTTTTTGAGAACGGCAGTTAGTAACGAGTTGACCGCGCTCGGTCTCGACGGCAATGGCAAACCGGTATAACAAAGAGCCCGCAGCTTATGCGGGCTCTTTAAAAATTATCCATTAGGATGGTGGTGTGTCTGATGACAATAGAAGTTGCGCTAGTGATATCAGGAATGTCGCTTGCATTCGGAATTTATACAGGAATGTCAAATCTAAAACGGAATGAAAAAGATGACGCAAGAACAGACGCATCGCAGCTGACAACAGTGATTGTTAAGCTCGAAAACATTGGTATGGGGATTACCGAAATCAAGAATGAAATGACCAACGTGAAGAACGATATCAAAGAGAGTAGGGAAAGGCTGATCAAGGTTGAAGCATCAGCAGTACAAGCTCACAAGCGCCTTGACACTTGCGAAAAATACTGCAAAAGGTTTGTTGATTTCGATGAAAAACAAATACTCTAAGCCTAAATCGGCAACCGATAATGCTTGCAGAAGATTGGTGGTGCCACGATGAAACGACGACCGCCAAATTGGAGCAAACTACTAACGGTGTGTATTTTGGCACCATTCCTCGGAGTGATCGGTCTAGCTGCAGCACTGGCCATCGGAATGTACAGGGCAGATCAAGCAGACGCCAGCGTCGCGCTTATGCAGGCGCTACTTGCTTTTGTCGCTGCTCCGAGTGCCGTAGCCATCGGCTTTTATTTTTGGAAAGCAAAGGCCGAAAATTTGGTCAAACTGGCCAGAATACTCAAGATTAACGAGATTGATAACGACATCGCGGCGCGTGTGATCGACGCCGACGAAATAAAAGGAGCGTGAAGACATGACTAACGCCATAACCTCAGCTTTGGCACAACACGCCGTGGATTTTATCCTTGCGGTACTCCTTGGGATTTTGATCAAATATGCGATCCCTTTTATCCAAGCAAAAACGGAGTCCGAGAATTTGGCGACACTAAAGGAGCACATCAAAGCAGCAGTCGACGCCGCTGAAGAGCGCTTCGTTGGGGAGAAGCTCGGCCTCTCGGTGCGAAAACCGTGGGTAATGGAGCTACTTGAAGATTCGGGCTACGTGGTGGACAACTTTATCGACGCGTTGATCGACAGCGCCGCCCGGGCCCTCGAGAAGTCGACGTTGATCTTAGAGGCTGCCGCAATTGGGACAATTACTGAGACCACAGAAGGCCGCGTGACGGCAGAGAGCGCCGTCGCAACCGTAACTGCCTTTGAGGACGCGATCTCTCATACCACGGCAACTGTGGAGGCCGCGGTGGAAGACGGAGGCGGCCTATGATTACAAACAAAGAGCTGTCGGCGAAGGTCGTTGATATCGCCACGAACTACAAAACCATTTATATGTGGGGTGTGTTCGGAGCTCCTGTGTCGGAATCCATCATCAAACAAAAGAGAAGCCAGTATCCATCGTGGTACACGACAGATAGGCAAATCCACTTAAGGTCTCTGATCGGAAAAGGGTATTTTGCCTTCGACTGCGTCAATCTCATTAAGGCGGTGCTTTGGGGATGGACGGGGGACAAGTTGAAGAGCTACGGTGGCGCTGTTTATAACTCCAATGGCGTACCAGACATCGACGCCAACGCCATGATCGCTAAGTGTCAGGGCGTGAGTACGGATTTCCGCGATATTGAGGTGGGCGAAGCAGTATGGCTCCCCGGTCACATTGGCGTCTATATCGGCAACGGCAAAGTTGTTGAATGCACGCCAGCCTGGAAAAACGGCGTACAGATCAGTGCGTGCCTTAATATCGGACCCATTACGGGGCTGAACGGACGCAGATGGCAAAAGCACGGCAAAATGCCATATGTAAAGTATGAAGTAGCAGGCGAACCGGAATACATCAGGATTCTGAAAGCAAAAACTACAGCGCCCGATGATTGGATCAAGCTGATCAATGATAACAAACACCATCCGCTGCTTAAGTACCTCCCTGATTTGATAGAGAAGATCGCGAAGTAACACAGGATCAAAGGTATGAACCTCAAGATTAACAAGCAAGGAACCGCAGCCTCCGGGCTGCTTTTTTTATGCCTAAAACGTTTCACAAAAGAATTGACTGTGTGCGTGTGTGTGATATAGTGTTGCTAGAAAGAAGCGGTCACACAAACGAAAGGGGCGGGCAAAATGCTGAAGAGTCAATACTTCGGGATCGAGATAGAAATGACGGGGGCAACTAGAAACGAGGTCGCATCGGCAATCGCGCGATTCTTTGGAACGACATACAACTACATCGGAGGGCCATACGACGCCTACCAGATCATCGACGGAAACGGCAGAACGTGGAAGGTTGTAAGCGACGCGAGCATAAGGCCAGAACGCGCGAGCCAACTATCAAACGGAAAATTCGGATACACGCCATGCAGCGAGATGCAGCGCCGAGTTGAACTGGTCAGCCCGAAACTAAGATACGAAGACATTGAGCGGCTGCAGGAACTGGTCAGGGAGATCAGGAAGACCGGAGCCAAAGCAAACACAAGCTGCGGGATTCACATCCACGTAGACGCAGCAAACCACACAGGCCAAAGCCTCAAGAACCTCCTGATGATCATGTACAGCAAAGAAGACCTCCTCTACAAAGCCCTTCAGGTTCACCCGACTCGCGAAGCGAATTATTGCCGGAAGGTCAAAGACACGATGATCCAGCGGGTGCAGGGATGCAAGGTTCTCAGCCTCGACCAACTAAAAGATTTTTGGTACGACGGACAGACTTACAGAGCTTCACAGCACTACGACAACAGCAGATATGCAGCGCTCAACCTACACAACGTCTGGTTCCGCGGCACGGTCGAATTCCGGCTTTTCAACGGGACCATGCACGCGGGCAAAATAAAAGCCTACATTCACCTCTGCCTTGCGATCAGCGCCCAAGCGATAGAACAGAAGAGAGCCAGAGCAGAAAAGACCCAAACCGGAAACGATAAATTCACCTTTAGGACTTGGCTCCTCCGCCTCGGGATGATCGGGGATGAATTCAAAAACACCAGAGAACACCTCCTGGCCAACCTCGAAGGGGACAGCGCTTGGAGATACGACAAAAACACCTACCCAGCCAATCAGAGGGTCGCAGTTTAGCGGCCCGCCATGCCAGCGAAGCCTACCGCCTCCACGCGGCGCTGGTGGATAACCAACCGAGAGTAGGCCACAAAAGGAGGAATGCAAAATGATAAGAATGCCAACTTATGAAGTCGACATCGACCGTGAGATTGAGAGAATGAGAGACGAGGAACACTGCGGACCGATTCACCTTGAGCCAAAATTCTTTTATGACTACTTGGACGAGGCGGCTGAATTTGATGATGAAGCAGACTCGGACTCAACTGAACCGGTAATTGAAAAAATGAAGACCTTCCACGACTTGCTGATCAAAGGTCCGAATTTGGATTGTGAACTGATCATCACAGGATGCGAGATGCCTGCAAGTTTTGTATGGAACAGCGAGCAGTACATCAGGGAATACGGGGTTGAGAAATACAGAGCGATCCTAGAGGCACCATTTACCATATTAAGCAACGGCAACATCGAGATCGAGTGTGACGACGAAAGGCTAGGCGAAGCATTTGTCCTGGCCGCCGCCGGATACATTAGCTCAAGCGAATACGATAAAATATTTGGAGAGGTGGAATTCTAATGAGAAAAAGAACGAAATACATCGCTTACGGTTCCAATATGAACGTCGACCAGATGGCGGATCGATGCCCGGACGCCACTGTTTACGCGGTCGGAGAACTCGAAGGGTGGCAATTGACCTTCATGGGGCGCACTGCATACGGAGGGTTTGCCACCATCGTCCACACCGGAGACAAGAGAGACAAGGTGCCGGTGCTGATTTGGGACATCTCACCAATGGACGAGCGAAACCTCGACTTTTATGAAGGATATCCGAGGCACTACCGGAAAGAGAACGTACTAGCGAAGACACACCGCGGGGAAGTCGAAGCCATGGTCTACATTATGGCGATCGACAGGGTACCGTCGGTGCCAACCGGTTATTATGTTGAATCCATAAAAGCAGGATACCTCGACGCAGGACTGTCTTTGACGGCGCTCAAAGCAGCATACAAGCAAGTTGTGAAGGAAGTCAGAAAATCAAAGAAAAAGAGCGGATAAACCGCTTTTTTTTATTCAAAATGATTCTTAAAAGAATTGATATACAGCGTGCTTGTGATATACTGTTCCTAGGAAGAAACGATTTTAAAAGGGGACGGCGAAGATGAGTGAAAAGAGAAACGGGACCTACGGCAAAGAACTCGCGGAACTGGTCAGAAAGAACATCCAGCGGCATGCAGACGCCATAAAAAGCCGGATGGACCGGATCAACGAAGGTTGGACAGATATGGACGATTGCTTTCTCAGCCAGAGGGTAGACGAGCGGGCGATCGGCGAAGCGAGGATGCAGCTGGCGATCCTCGAGGGTGATGGGACGATGGAGATTGACGCGATTTTTGACGAAGACGGAAAAGAAGTCGACGTGAGATGGGCAAACACTAGATACGGTTACAAATTAGTCGCCAGAGGCATCTGGGCCAACAGCCAAAAAGCGCTTTTGAAAAAGACAGGGTGGACGAAGAGAACAATCAAAGTGCCATGCTGGACAAGTTTCTCACCCGGAAGCGGCGGCGGAATGTGCGCGGTTTACTCAGGAACCTACGAAGTAGTCAGATGGCACACCAACATGGTAACCGGCGAATACGTCGGATACCCAGAATAGAGAACGGGCCGCGGGGCCTACAAGACCATTAACCTAAGGAGGGGATCAAAATGACAAACAAAAACGAATGCCGATCCAAATTAAACGATGTTGAGGAAAAGCTGAATTTGAGCCCAGCGTGCTACAAAGTGAACGGTGTTTACAAAATTCATTGGGGCTACGCGGACGAAGCACTCTCCGGGTCCTTGTGGGATGCTACCCCGGAGGAGGAGGCGGAGTACAACCGCAGAAAGGACGCATGCCAAATAATCGATTTTCTAATTCAAGTCAGAAATGCACTTTTGTCAGAACTGGCTAAATAACAAAAATTGAGGAGGATCTGAAAATGACAACACAGGAAAGAACCACGGTTCAAAACTTCATCAACAAGATGGACAAGCTCGAGGCCCAAAAGACTGAAATCTTCAACTGGTTCAAGGACGAATCCGGAAAATGCTCCGGCTACAGATGGTGCTCCCTGGACGCCTGCTACGATGAAATACAGACTCTGAGCGATCAGGCCACACGACGCGAAGCCGACCGCAAACGGGACGATTACATCAAACTGGATGCCCAGCGTGATCTGATTATAAGTTTTGGATCGGAGCTTGCCGAACTAGGCTTCTGGAAAAAAGGGAGGTAGTCAAAATGGAAAAAGCTTTTTTAATGTTTGCATTGAGATTGACGGGCGAACCGGTTGAAAACATCAAGGTGCTTAAAATCTGGAAGGACTCAGAAGGCAGGATGAGTGGCACGATTGAGATCGATGGAAATATTGAATTTATACACGAGGGGATCGCATAATCCCCTCCACAAAAGGAGGAAGCAAAATGAACGAAGAACAAGCAATCCTTGAGTTATTGCTAGACGACCCCATGAAAGAACCTGATGATTTCGGAGTTTCCCGGATTAGAACTTTTGAGCAGGCCGGGATCATGACCCGAAACGCCGGATTAATCGTGACGATGAGCGACGGGACAGAATACCAGATCACTATAGTACAGTGCAGATAGGAGAGGGCAGACATGAGCGGAGAAGACATTAAAGTAGTCCTAACTTGGATCGCGATCATAATGGCATTTCAGACGATGATCATTTACTACGCACTCGACAAAATCAGCCGTTTGAATTCATACATCAGAAAATGTGGGAGGAGAGAGTACAGATGAACAGCTTAACAGTATTTGTCTACAGGGACAGCCACGGAGACAGCAGCAACGGCGGTGTATCGGCGAAAAACGCCATGCTGACCCTTTTCTGGGACGCAACATATGATGCGGTCGCAGCATACCTAGAGAATCATCCTAAGATCGATAAAGACACCGTGGTGCTCCTGAACAAGCGTCAACTTTGGGGAGACGACGCCTGGTACGCAGAACCATTCATCAAAGGACGCGGTGTTGGTCCGATGTTCGGAGGTACCTTCATACACACCAGCGACTCGCGATTTCCGAAAAAGCACCCGATCCCGCTGCACGATCGATACGAGAGTAAAGAACAATACGAAATTCTGAGCCGTTAGGGAGGATGACCATGGATAAATTTGATATCCCGGAGATTGTGACAGTTGCCTTCGCAAGAAAAGCAAGAAACCGTGATGAATGGCTAAAATACAAAGGCAGCCCGGTACGAGCTGCCGTTTATCGAGAGGTTGAATTCACTGTTGAAGAATTCGATGAGCTGATTGATAACTTAACCAGCGATCGGGATTGGATCACGAAGGAAGACGGAGGCGACTACCAACTCGAAGAAGACGTGATTATTGGGAGAGTGATCAAGGTGACAGACGGCAAACGCACTATTTACATCGATTCACAAGGCTATGGATACCCACGCTATGTGGCTTTTGTAGAATGAAAAGTTTGCAACATGAACTGTCAACCGTGA